TGAGGCTGGTGGAGCAGAAGCTGGTGGAGCAGAAGCTGGTGGAGCAGAAGCTGGTGGAGCAGAAGCTGGTGGTGCTGAAGGTGGTGGTGCTGAAGGTGGTGGTGCTGAAGGTGGTGGTGCTGAAGGTGGTGGTGGAGAAGGTGGTGGAGGAGGAGAAGGTGGTGGAGGAGAAGGTGGTGGAGGAGAAGGTGGTGGAGGAGAAGGTGGTGGTGGTGGTGGATAAATCTTACAGAAAACGAATAAATAAAAGATATGGCGACAATTCAAAGAACAACACAAATTTTTAAAGATTTCGATATCGCTTTCGCAGCACATCCTAATACTAAAGATGTTGCTAAAAAAACAAACGCAGAAGCAATAAAACAATCCTTAAAAAATCTATTACTAACTCAATACTATGAAAGACCTTTTCATAGTGAAATAGGATCACCCATAAAGGGATTACTATTTGAATTAGCTACACCTTTATTACAACAAACAATACAAAGAGCAGTAATCGATACTGTTACCAATTTTGAACCAAGAGTTACCCTTGAGAATGTTTACGTTTTTATGAAAGATGAAACCAATGAAGTTAATATTACGCTTCTCTATGTAATAACTGGTTTAAACATTTTACAAGAATTAGAACTAACCCTAGAAAGAACAAGGTAATTCGATGGCAAATACATCTAAACTAAGAGTAACAGAATTAGATTTTGATGATATAAAAAGTAATTTAAAAACTTTTTTACAGTCTCAATCTGAATTTACAGATTATGATTTTGAGGGATCTGCGCTTTCAGTTTTACTTGACCTTTTAGCATATAATACTCATTACAATTCAGTCTATGCAAATCTAGTTGCTAATGAAATGTTTTTAGACAGCGCATCAAAACGTGCGTCTGTTGTTTCATTAGCAAAACATTTTGGATATACACCAACATCAAGAGTATCACCAAGAGCAAATATTAATTTACAGGTTGTTGTTACAGGTTCTCCAACAACATTAACACTTCCGAAATATACAACATTTACAACTACACTTGATGGAACAGATTATACATTTTATAATCTATCTTCTTTGACAAAAACACCAATCAGCGCTAATACCTTTTTGTTTGATAGTATTGAGATTGTTGAGGGGACACCATTATCTTATCGCTACACTGTATCTAATAATCAAAGATCTTTTGTTATACCAAATGTAAATGTAGATATTACTACATTATATGTAGAAGTTCAAAATAGTGCAACAGATGCTACGAAACATACATATGTTAAAGCAACTGATATGGTATCCGTAACATCAACCGACAAAGTGTTTTTTGTTGAAGAAACACGAGATGGTCTATTCCAACTTGTGTTTGGAGACGATACTATTGGCAAACAATTAGTAAATGGTAACATCATAACTATTACATATTTGTCATCTAATGGAATTACAACAAACAATTGTAATTCGTTTAATTTGGGAACTACTGCTGGTTTCACAGTTAACAGTTATACTATTACTCTTAACACAAAAGCAACAGGTGGAAAAGAAAGAGAAAGTATAGAATCTATTAGATTTAATGCTCCCAAGTTCTTTAATACACAAAACAGAGCAGTTACTTCAGAAGATTACAAAAATATTATTGTTAGAGAATATGGTCAAATAGATGCTATTTCAGTTTGGGGTGGTGATGTAAATGATCCACCAATATATGGTAAAGTTTTTATCTGCGCGAAACCAAAAAATGGTTTAAGTCTCAGTGATTCTGATCGTTATTTTATTAGACAGATCTTAAAGAATAAAAATGTTGTTGGTATTACACCAGAATTTATTGACCCCGAATATTTGTACATGACAGTGGAAGCTGATACGTATTTTGATCCAGGACAAACATCAACTTCTAGTTCTACTCTACAATCAAATATTATTTCAACAATTATTAATTACAGAGATTCTGATCTTGATAATTTTGATAGTATTTTTAGAAAGAGTAAACTGTCTAGATTGATTGATTATACCAACAAAGCGATTTTAAATAATAACATTAGAACAAAACTCTACAAAATATTGCCAATAAATACTGAATTAGAAGTGGACTATGTGATAAACTTTGTAAATTCTATCACAAAAATATACTCATCGTCATTTAGATTAGTTGGTGATTCAGTTGATTATTATATGGAAGATAATGGTCAAGGAACAATGATACGTTATCATTACAACAACAATATCAAAGTAATTGATGACTTAGAGTTTGGTTCTATTAACTATAAAACTGGTGTTCTAACAATACCACAGGTTCAATTTTCATTACTAACAGATACATGTAAAATTTATGCAGAACAAGAAATACCAGATGTTAATTCTGTTAGAAATCAGATATTAACAATTCTTGAGAGCGATATTACAGTAAACGTAAGTATTGATACAAGAAAATCGTTAATAAGGTAACTAGATGGTTGCGAAACAAAAGAATTCATTAGTAGTAAATTTTCAAGCGCCAGAATTTATACGCAGCGATTATGCGAAATTCATCACATTCCTAAAAAGTTACTACGAATATCTAGAGCAAACAGATAAAACTCTAGATGTTATGAGAAATCTAGATACATATAATGATATTGATGAGCAAACTAATTCTCTAATCTTAAGTGTTTTTTATACAGCATTTTTACCAGATTTTCCACAGATATTATCAGCAGATAGAAAGTTTCTACTAAAAAACATAGTAGACTTTTATAATTCTAAAGGTTCTAATGAATCTATTAAAGCATTTTTTAGAATTGTTTATGGTGAAGAAATCCAGATCTATCTACCAAAGATTGATATTATTAAAGTCGGCGCTGGTATTTGGAAAAAACGATTTAAGATCAAACTTACTGGTATTTCTTCTGGAACAATTTACGAATTGCTTGGCCAAGAAATATATCAGATCAGTTCAATAACAGGAAACAAAACTGTAAGAGCAAGAATTGTTGATTATGAGGAACTAACTGGATCTGTAATTATTACTGCAGATAATATTGTCCTAAACTTCGATAGTTCTATTCCTGTTTATACAACAAGAAATGATACTGGAGCAACAGTAACATTTACTCTAATTAATCAACTTGCTTCTGCAACAGTCTCCTATGGTGGTTTAAATTATTCATCTGGAGATAATGTTGAAATATCAACAGCCGTATCAAATACAGAAAATATACAAGTAGACAATGTAAGTTATGGTGTTGTTAGAGATATAATTTTAAACACTAATGGAGACAATTATTCAACATTAGATGAGATTTCATTTGATGACAATTATCTATTTAATCCTTCTGTTAATGTGTCAACAGCTGATAATACAATTACAATTAGCAGTGGAGTTTCTCTCACAACAGGAGATATTGTTACATATCGTGTAACAGTTGATAATAATAATAATGGAACAGCAGTTGGTGGATTAGTTGATGATACGAAATATTATATTATCACAGTATCCAACACAATTGTTAAACTAGCTACAACAAAAGAAAATGCTATTAATGGTATTAGTATTGATCTTACCACTGTTGGTTCTGGAACAAAACACTATCTTGTTTACGAGTTACCAGGTGTTGTAAAAGCAAAAGCAAAAATTACAAAAACATCTAGTGATGATCTGTATGGAGACGTTGCTGATCTTGAGGGTGAATACCCAACAATAGTTGACGATGAGGATAAACTGTTGTTTGAGGATGGTCAAACAATTAAAGAAGAACTTGGCGAAACAAATACTTTTAAATCAATAACAAAAAACAAGTATAATACAGATGATGATCGAACTGGAATTTCTACTGGCTCGATTACGTCAGACGACTTTGGTATTATGCCAGAAAATCAAGAGAATGATTCAGTTGTTTATACGAGATCATCATATAATGCATCTAATGGATTAATTAGACAGTTTCTTCCTGCAGTTTCTGATCCAAATAAACAATTTTCTCTTGAGTGGGCGCAGAATAAAGGTATTACTGCTGTTCTACAAGATGAGGAGTTGAGGGTTGGTTTCGCTTATGAAGATTCCTACGCAGCATCAGGAAGTTATACACCTTCTGATCCAATGACAATTGTTATTGAGTTTCAAAGCAATGAAGATTATAATAACTTAGAGAGATATGAACTCGTAAGAACATGGGGAACTACAAGTTATCCAGAAATTAAAAATATTACGAGTTGGGATTATTCAACACCAACACAATATGAAGATTTTAATCAGTTTAGTGAATTACAACACATTGGAATATATCCAGAAAGCGCAGCTGTTGTTTCTTATGGAGAAAAAACAGTTTCTCAGAAGGGATTTGATCCAAATAACAAACCAATTATTTACATTCGTGAGCGTGTATCTGATGTTGATTCTTCATTTACTACTACACAAAGACCTTGGGAATATAAATTCGTATTTAAAGAAAACACAAAATCTAATATAAAAATATATGTAAATTCTCAACCAATAAAAACTGAGAATCAACTCATTAAGACAGAAGACAGTGCATTTACTCTGTTTAATGAGGACAATACATATTTGTTTAAAGAAATTTATACTGATGTTGATACTAAAGCAATAGATCCATCAATTGCTGGTTCTAATGATACATTTACATCAAATGATCATGGTTTTGTTCAAGGCGATAAAGTAAAATTTACAACCGATGACTCTACATCACATCATAGTAGTGTTGTTCCACCAATGGAATCTTTACTAAAACAAACAACTATTGGTGTAGCTTATACTGGAAAATTTTCTGATACAATTATTGCTAAATCAACTGGCGCTGATTCAGCTGTAATAACAATCGTAGATGATGACACATCATATTATTTAAACAGTAATTATGGTGTCACACCAACAATTACAACAACAGGAACATTGCCTGTTTCTGCTCCTTGGGCAGGAATTGCTACAAATGGTTCTGGTCAACTATTGCTTGTTAAGAAATCTAATAGTTCAATAGAAGGTGTTAGCGCATCATATTCCACAGACCCAACAAACGTATACTATACTGCAACATTATCTTCTACAACTTCTGCTCCAGCTTGGACTGAAGCAACATTACCAATTACAGGTGTATGGGGTAATGTAGAATATGGTAATGGAAACTATGTTGTTGTTCAGGGAACGGGAAATCCAAGAAAAGAACCAACATACAAATTTGTACCAGGAACACGTGCAGTTTATTCTTCAGATGCGACAAACTGGACACAAGTTACTCTGCCAATTTCAGACTACTGGACAGATTTAAAATTTGTTAATGGTAGATTTTTCTTATTGCCATATGGTAATATTAGAAATGAATTAAATGGTTCTGTTTATGAATCTGTTGTTGCAGGAGAAACACTTGAACTAAGAGCGCCTGTTGGTGCTGTGTTTACACGTGTTTTGTTTTCAAGTTATGGTGATCCTACTGGAGCAAATGGTAATTATTATGTTGGAACTGTTGATTCCCCATTATCAATCAGTCAGGTTGAGAAACAGTTCTTAGGAAAAAACTATTCTTCGATTGTTGCTTCTGATACAATATTTGGAACAACAAATGTGGCTGGTAAAAGACTTTATGTCAAACTAGAATATGCGTACCAAAACCAAACACTTGGTTTGATGTCATTTAATGGTTCAATCTGGGATCAAATAACATTTCCATTTAGTAAATGTGCTGATCTTGCTTATGGAAATGGTGTATATGTCCTTACATCATACAACAATACAAGCGATTATGCGTACTCATATGATTTAATAAAATGGAAAACAGCAAGATTTCCGATTTCCGACAAAGAATTAAACAATTATGAAAATTTAGATAAGTCGTTTTGGTCAAGTGTTGTATTTGGTTACGATAAGTTTATTGCAACTTTCAACAGTGATCCTAACAAAGTAGTTAATTCACAAATTAAAAACAAGTTTGCTGTTTCTTCTGATGGTATTAACTGGGATACCCATACTAACGCAAGTTACGCATCAACAATAACTTCAACAGGATCAGCTTCAACAGGAAAAGGTTATTTTCTTGGTGGTCTTACGAGAATTCAATCTCCTCTGAATAATACTAGTTATACGGAAATTGATGGCATTAACTTTACTACAGAAGCAGCAATAAATCCAGCTGCTGCGTTAGTGCAACAAAGGTTTGGGGCATTTTCAACGCAATCAACAACAAAAGGATATGTAGCTGGTGGTGTTTATAATCCTGTCCCTTCATCTCCTGTAGGTGTGTGGATTAATTCCTTTGAGAATATTACTTTCTCTACGGAATCTGGATCTGCTATGGGTATAACTCTTGCTGCTGGTCGATATCAAGGAGCATCAACACAAAATACAACAAGAGCATATTTTCTTGGAGGGAACGCAAGTGGTTCAGTTACATCAGAAGTTGATGGTTTAGTATTTTCATCTGAAACATATGATAATCCAGCTTCGACATTAACAAATATTACTTTAAGTAATTCTGGATTAAGTTCAGCTACAAAGGGTTATACTCTTGGTGGTTATAGTCCATCAACTATTATTGAATCAATAGTATTTTCTAGCGCATCTACTAGTGTTCTTGGTACTGCACTTCCTACCGCAAGGAGCAGCGCAGGCAGTGTACAAAATTTGACAACAAAAGGATATGTGGGCGGATCAACTTCGCCATTTACTACAAGTATTGTTGGATTTGTTTTTTCGAGCGAATCTGTAACTTCTCAATCTGCTGTTTTGCAAATAGCACGCCAAGAGGCTAGTGGTGTTTCTTCCAGCACTAGAGGCTACTTTGGTGGTGGAGTATCTTATGTTACTAGTCCAACAGTATTTACAAATTACGACGAAATCGATGGTATTAGATTTGACACAGAATCATCGGTAAATCCATCTGCAGTGTTAACAAGTTCAAGATCATTTGCTTCTGGTGTGTCTTCTCCATCGACAGATATTTCAATATCAACTAATTATGTGCCTGAGATAGAGCAATCTATTTATGACCCAACTGGTAAAGTATTTGCTTTCGTTGCTCAGAATAAAAAAAGAACAGATGTAACAACTACTACTACTTTTACAAATTATGGTAATGGTTATTTTGGTGGTGGTCTTACTCCATCAACTAGTAGTGAAATTGATGGTATTAATTTTCAAACAGAAGCATCAGTAAATCCAGCTGCTACACTTGCTACTGCAAGATACATACCAACTGGAATGATGAGTTCAACTATTGGTTATTTCTTTTCGGGGTGGAGTAGTACTGCTGTATACGAAATTGATGGTATTCGTTTCTCAAACCAAACAGCAGTAAATCCTTCTGCTAGTTCAACTGCTCCAGTTGGTGGTCACAGTTCAACAACTGGTTCAATGTCGAATGATGGACAGCGTGGCTACATGCATAGTGGTCATATATCTCCACTCAACACTAATATGATACAAAGGTTTGATTTTCCAACAGAAACAGCTTTTCAACTTGTTGCTACTGCAGCATTACCAAGATACATGGGCGCTGGTGGATACTCTGCAGTAACCAACAAAGGTTATTATATGGGTGGTTATTCATACACAGCGCATGGTGTACCAGCAGATGGACCAACAACTGAAATTGATGGTTTAGATATGACATCTGAAACAGCAATTAATCCATCAGCTGTTTTATCTGTTCCTGTTTCTCATAATACGAGTTTAAATTTTACAAATTATGCCGTTGTTGTTTCTGGTTATGGTACTGGGGGAACAACTATAAATGAAGTAGAAACATTTACATTTGATACTGAAAGTGTAACGAATGTCGCTTGGACAATGCCAGCAGCAAGATTTGGAATAACTGGTGTTCAAAACATAAATTTGAATAAAGGATTTATTGCTGGAGCTCAATCACCAGCAGTTCTTTCTTCAATGCTCAATTTTAACAATACAACATTTGTATTTGCTAATATTGCTGCTACTCTTGCTGCTGCAAGAGGATATATGGGTGGTGTTTCAGAACCAACAAGCACAACATCTTACAGCAATACAAGTTTATTTAACAGCGATAATAGTAGTATTGGTTTGTTTACGATGAAAGACCAATTGACAAAAAATAAATCGTATCTTGTAAATTATGTTTCATCTTCTCAATTTAAGTTGGCTAAATCAAGAAAAGATTTAATTGATGGTGTATATGTTACAACTTCGCCACAAATAACTGACAATACAGGTTATGCAAAATTAATTACTGATCGTATTGACGCTGGTTCTCAAGACTCATTCACTAAAGCAAGTAAAAATGCGCAATTTAATGTGTATGCTAAGAAACAAACTGCTGGATTTCGTTCTTCGACAATGAAGATTAATCAAAATCCGAATGTAGCAACATACGATGATACTGAGAAGAGCTTTAAAAATTATACAAGCGATAACAAGTATTACATTTATGAGGCAGTTAATGAATCTACTGAATATCTTGTTATGGAAAGATCTGATATTGAAGGAACAGATCAGGTAAACATTGAGTTAGAGTTAGATAAGAGAAGTGAGACTGAAAAATTGCATTATGTTACGTATCCATATCTTGCTTCTGAAACATCAATAGTTTCTAAAGTTCAGGCAAATAATGAAATCGATATTCCAAACTACAGTAAAGTCAGACTGTTTGTTGATAGTTCTGTCCTTCAATCAGTAAATAGCGTTGAGAGAAATCCAGAAGAACTAATCTATAATGATTATGGTAGTTTTGATTTATCAGAAGATGCTACAGTTTTAAATAAAGAGAGAGATGAATACTTCAATCTTTCAAATCCTATTGTTTCAGAAACAAGCACAACGAAAACATATCGCAATAACTATAATGTTGTTCCATTTGGGCACGAGGATAAACCATATGTTGTTGGATTAACACCAGCAACAAATCAATTTTCTAGTGGACCTGGAGAATTTGGTAATACTGGTATTACTTCGTTTGTACAAAATACTAATATACGATTTAATGCTGATGCTGCATTTTTAGACAACACATTTTATACAATAGCAGCGAGTACTGAGCAAGCATACTACGATAATGATCCAAATAAACCGACAAAAGATGGAAGAACATTCCACACATTCTCATTTAATGTACCAAAAGAAGTCGGTGCGACATTTGATAATCCACTAACTGTTGCGATTAAAAATCTTGTGACAAATAGACAAAATAACACAAGCCACAAAACAGTGGATTATGGCGATAAGATTTTGTTGGGAGAAACTGAAAAGTTATCAACAATAGTTCAACTTCAAAAGAGACCAATAGAATGGACACCAGTTCTTACAGGAAATGTAAACTGGATTACTACAAATCAAAAAAATCTACGAATTTCAACAACAGGTTTTTCTGGTCAATCAACTTTCTATCCATACTATGAGCCAATAATTAAAGAAGTAAAAAATAATGATTTAATAAGAACCGTAAGTTCTAGCACTATTCTTAGATATAACAACTTACCTTCTTATCTGGCTGGTTTACAAGCAACAAATTCAATTAATGATTCTGACACAGCAGCATTTTATACCAATAATAGAGTTCGTGTTTTCTTGCTAAGAAATCCAAGTTGGAATGCTGTTGATACTACAACTTGGCTAGCATTAACATTCGAAACAAACAAAAATTATATTGTTGACAATGCTACTGGCACATCGCAGGCTATAAGTGTTTTCTACAAAGATTTTGAACCAGGAGGTCCATATACACTTGATAATAATTCTGCAATATATCTTTTCCAAAATTTAGCAGGTCCAAGTGCTGATAATTCTAAATATGGATTCTATAAACCAGGAACAGGCGATAATGTATGGGATGCGCAGGTGTTTTCTCGTGAGGGATTTATAAGAAATGTCTTTGCCAGCGCAAGAATTAATAGAGTTACTGCAAATAGTGAGTGGATGTTTGGTTTAAATTCAGACCCCTCTAATAATGCAAGTTTCGATACAATCGATTATTGTTGGTATCCTAACAGTAGTGGTGCTGCTAGCATTTATGAAAGTGGTTCATCTATCGGAACCTTCGGTACGTATACCGCTGGAAGTACATTTGAGATTACATATGATGGAACAAATGTAATTTACTATCTTGATGGTAATGAAAAAAGAAGGGTTACAAGATCAATAGGAAATCCATTGTTCCTTGATAGTTCTCTTTACAAGCAATATGGCACTAATACTACTGCTGTTTCAATGTTTGATGTAGATTTTGGTGAATTAAATGTGCCAGTAAGTTTTGATTTACCAAAAGTTCCAACTGACACAAGTGTTCCAGATGAAATATCTTTAGAAGATAATAGCGCAACAATTGCAGCAGAAACAAATATCTTTGGATTGCATGATGTTGGTGGAAATTATTCTAATGTCACACCTTCTCTAGCGATTGAATTTTATTCTCCATCTCTTGCTTTAGATGTTGCTAAAAATGGTTTATCTAATTCAAATTCTAGCTACCACATGGTTTATTACTGCGATAAAGCAGAGTATTTGAATGTTTCTACCGACACGCAGAAAACAACATACAAATTTTACAATTGTTGGAGTCCAACGAATTCAAATACTTTAAATGTAGCATCAACAGTAAACGATTATATTGTAACGATTCGTGATTTAACAAAGAATGATTATATTATTAAAAAGAAAAACGATTTTATTAATAAGATAACAACAAATGGACTGTTATATCGTGATGTTTGGGTTTCGAAATCTTCTGACGATTATGGTAAGTATGTTAAATTCTATCCATCCTATGCAGATTCTGTTGCTGATACAAATATAATTTCGTTATCAACTTTAAATATCGGAACAGCAAAAACTTTTAATCAAACATCATATTCTGGTAACTCAATTGTTGCTGAAGATCCTAGCGTATCAAAAATTGGACACTCCTATTATGGAGCAATCGAAGAGAACGATATTTTAAGAACCTTCCGCTTTGATCCTAATGTTGATGTTTCTGCAAATGCGATTACTATTTCAAATCATGGTTTACGAAATGGAGATAGAGTGTTATACCGAGTAGATTTTAATGGTGCAAAAATAACTGGTCTAACAGATAACACAATTTATAGTGTTATACAGAGAACAGACAATACATTAAAACTCTCAAGCGACGAAACTACAGCAATTACACTTACTGCTTCTGTTGAAACTGGAAAGAGAAATTATTTGCAAATTTATCCAGAATCTTTAGACTTTGGATCAACTAAAACATTATTTAATACTAAAACTGAATACTCTGTTTCTTCATCAGATCTCGTTCCATATTCTATCGCAACAGGACTAATCTCAAACCTTGGAGAAAAGCAATATGTTGTTGAGGGGAGAAATGATATTCTACAGGTCCAAGATACTACATTTGCCTTTAAAAATCCAGTAGAATTTAATACTGGAGATTATATTCGTATTGAACTAGGTGGTGGGGATCAATTAAAAGACCATGATGGAACCATATTAACAGGAACACAATACGCATATGCAATTAGATACAATGATAGATTGTTCGCTTTTGTTAAAAGATATGAAGAGGCTCTTGACGGTATTACATTCTTAACTGGTTATTATAATAATTCTCAATCAGTGTTTAGTAATACAATATTTTACAAAAATGAATCAAAATATAACAGTGGATCATGGTTTAATGCTGGACAAAACGCTTTACCACCATACATTAAAGATAATATGAAAGTGAAATTTTATGGTACATCTTCTGGTAAAACTCCAGGAGCAAGCTACTATGTTGATGCCTCATCTAATTCATTTACATTACATAACACAGTAGCATTAAGTGGTGTTCAGACATTTACTAATACAGACTACAATAATCTTGTTGAGTTTTCACCTGTTAGACCGACCTACCTTAAAATTGTATCCCCAATGATTACTGGAACTGTTAAAGAAGATGTTACTATTTCTTACAGTCCATATCCAAGTAGAGAAACAGGAATAATTGAGAACTTTGAATTAACGAACAAAGGAAATTACAATAGAATACCAAATGCTACAATCATAACAGATGATGGTAGACTTGGAACTGGCGCAGAAATTTATCCAATTGTTGACGACATTGGAGTTGTTAATTCAGTTACATTTATTGATGGTGGCACACACTCTGTTAACAGAACACTATATCTGCCTTATTCATTCTTCTCTGAAACTATTACTGGAACATGGGAGATTGGCGAAAAAGTATCAAAATCTGGAACAGAAATTGGAACACTTGTTGAAAAAAATGGAAGATACTTTAAGATTGAACAGAATGGTTCAGCAACAACTGTTACCTATGCAGATACATTAATCGGTATGATATCTGGAGCAACAGCTGTTGTTGGAAGAACTCTAAATATATCTGCAGCAACTAATGCAAGACCAGCAAAAATTACAACAACTACACCACATTATTTAAATACTGGTGATTTTGTATATGTGTCTGGTATTAATTCAACTGTTGCGAATGGAATATATTATGTAACAGTTACTGGAGTAAATACTTTTGCTCTATTTACTAATGTAACAATGGCAACACCATATGATTCCAGATTAACATCAGCATATGTTTCTGGTGGAACAGTTTCTGCTGGTTTATATACAGCACAAGGAACTGCTATACCTGGAGAAATAACATTATCCAGCGCTAATGGTCCAACAAACAACTATGAGAATGATAAAAATCTTATTCTGCCGACTTCTAAAGTTCAAGATTCTTACTAATATCAAGACTATTCATATGTTGTTCGCTCTGGTGTTTCATTTGAGAATTGGAAACCTTATTTTAATAAACTTGTCCACCCAGCTGGTATAGCTGTTTTCGGCGAGGTTGACTATGCTAATGTAAATAGTGGTCAAGTATTAATGGGCAACACAGAGGTTGTGAATAACCAAATAAATAATACAAAGACGACTACATCAACAACTGTAACAATAACATAATATGCCAGCAATCATTAAAGACAAAACAAAATACCAAAGCGCTGCAGACTACAGAGGATTGTTGTCTGCAGGTACAACCAGTTTGTATTATTACTTTGGGAATCCAGTTTCATGGGTAAAATACCCAGGTGGAAGTTATAACGAATCAACACCCCCAACGCCAAAAGATACATTGTTCGAAGAAAAAGAAATTTGGGATGGTGTTATTGGGTTGAAAAAAGTTGCGCCAGCAGATACTAAACTTGGTTTTAGGAGAATAGACTGGGCTTCTGGGCAATATTATGATATTGTTGGCGATTATACAAACACCAAACCACTTTCATTAGCAAGATCTAATAGTTTAGTTCTTGTTGATGTAAATGGAGATGGCGCAACCTATCGTGTATATCGTTGCGTTGATAATAGGAGTACTTCGACTGGTAATCCTATTGCATCTACAACTAAACCAACACATACTACTTCAACAGTAACAACTACAGCAGATGGATACAAATGGAAATATCTTGGGCAACTTGACTCAACAGATATAAATGAGTTTTTAACCACAACTGTTTGTCCAATACCAACAACACTGTCAACAGCTACTTTATCTGGTGGAATTTGTTCAGTCGTAATGACATCTCGTGGAACAGGATATACTGGAACACCAACAGTAACTATAAAGGGAGATGGTGCAGGTTTAACACTAGGATCACCTGTTCTGTCTGGTGGACAAATTGTTTATATTCCTGTAACAGCTAGTGGTTCAGGTTATACATATGTTGAACTTTCGATATCAGGGACAGGAACTTCAGCAACTGCAAAAGCAGTTCTTTCTCCATCAGGTGGATTTGCATATAATGTTGAAAAAGAAATAGAACCAAATTTTTTGTGCGTTAGAGTAACAAATATTAATACTGATTCTTATTTTGTTGCAAGAGGAACGGCTCCTACTACTTATGGAACTGCTACTGCTTTAGATAGTGATAATCCAAATGTAAATGGATTAGTTTACAGAAGTGTTGGTCTTATTGAAAATCCATACAATTATGGCACAACTACAAAAGCGACATCAAATTTGTTAACTAATTTTAAAGAATTTAGATTCAATGTAAATGTAGGATCTGCCCCATCATTTGGTTCTAGATATTACACATCAGCTAGTGGTTCTTCTAATGCTGTTTGTACAACAGTTGGATATAGAGTTAACAGTGTAACATTCAATACAACTACTGATGTAAATACTTCAACCAATCAAATTACAATTTCTGGTGGCCACTCATTTGTTACAGCAGAGCCAGTAGAATATGCTGTTGGATCAGGAACAACTGTAGTTGGAAGTGGAATCAGTAATGGAGCAACTCTTTACGTAATTAAAGACAGTAATACTCAAATTAGACTTGCGACTACAGATGCCAATGCTAATGCTGGTACTGCTATTGATATTACTGGAGCTGGAAGTGGAACTGTGCATAGGTTAATATCTATGAATTCACCAAAAGCGTATGTTTCTTTTATTCAAACAACGCAGCAAAAAACTGTAAATAATCCCCTTGTTTCCACAAACGCATTAACTTATATGTCTGGAGATCCGATTTCTAGCATAAGAATTGGTCCATTCGAAGCATTTAATGGATCTTCTGCTAGTTTTGTATCATTATTAAATGACACAATTACAATAAACAGTCACCCATTTATTACTGGAGATCAAATTACATACAGTAATGGTGGTGGCACTTCTATTATAACAAGTACAGGTTCATTAACAAGTGGCGGAACATATTATGTTATCAAATACGATAATGATTCGATTAAATTAGCAACAACACTTGCGAATGCGAATGCTGGTACAGCAATAGATTTAACTGGGCTTGGAACAGGAACTAGTCATAGCATAACTTATTCTGGAAGTGATGCGTCTTATAACCCAACAGTTGAAAGATATTCTGGAAGTATAATTTTCGCTGAGTATAGAACACCAGCAACAAGATCAATCTCTGAAAAATACAGATTCCTTCTTGAATTCTAATAAATATAAAGCAAACTATAATGGAGAAAGCATAGATGGACTTTAATATTCCACCATATTATGATGATTTCGATGAGGATAAAAAATTCCTTAAGGTATTGTTCCGACCAGGATACTCTCTACAAGCCAGAGAGTTGTCACAACTTCAGTCGATTTTACAAAACCAAGTATCAAAAGTTGGCGATTTTATTTTTAATAATAAGTCTAGAGTAATTCCAGGCGCAGTAATGCACCAACCAACTTGGACAATAAAACTTGAACCATTAGAAGTTGACACAGCTGTAAATGTTGATACATTTGTTGATAGTATTATTGGTTATGATATTTTAGGTGAAACTGCTGGTGTTCGCGGAAGAGTTCAATATGCTGAAAAAAGCGATATAGAAGGTAATCCAGCTATACTATATTATAGCATTATCTCTGGTGGGTCAGACTCAAGCGCATACTTTAATTTTAATCCTGATGAAATTTTAACAATTAAACAGGGAACAACATCATACAGAGTTCGTGTTCAAAATGCATCTGATGCTAGAAATTATGGTAGAATTTTTAAAATTTCACCAGGAGTATTTTACGTAAATGGTTATTTTGTTAAAAATGATGAACAAACTATTTCTCTAGGAAAATATACAAACGTACCATCTTGTACAATCGGTCTTGATGTTGTTGAAAAAATTATTACACCAGAAGAAGATACATCTTTATTAGATAATTCAGTCGGCGCTCCAAACTACACAGCTCCTGGCGCTCATAGATTCGTTATTGATTTAGTTCTTGTCAAACGAGAAATTGGATATGCTGCGGATAATTTTATTGAATTGATGAGAATTAGGAATGGTGAGACAGAGTTTCAATTGAAAGACAATGATTTGTCATATTTGCAGGATGTTCTTGCGAAAAGAACGTATGATGAATCTGGTGATTACATAGTTGATCCATTTGAAATGGAAATGAGAGAGCATAGAAACTCAGACCAAGGCGAATGGGAAGGAACAAGAAATTATCAGAAGGGTGATGTTGTTTACTACATAAACACATTAACAAACACATATCAATATTATTTGTGTTTAGACAATGGAGTTTCTGGATCCAGCACACCAACACATACTTCTGGCGTTGGTAGCGATGGTGGTGTTCGTTGGAGATATACCGCAAAACCAGTTTATGACTACGGTATATACTCTGAATCTCAAGGTGGTGATACAGACAAAATTGCGTTTGGTTTAAAACAAGGCACTGCATATATCAAAGGATATGAGTTTAAGACATTCGGAACAACATATCTGTCAGCAGATAAACCAAGAGAATACGCTCAAATTAAAAACACTTCTACTCCAGTTGTTCTTGGTAATTTATTGGATGTTCGTGTATTTGGCTCGCCAGATGTAGACAATTTTCAGATTGTTGATCTTTACAAAGTTGATACTATTCCAGCTGATGGATCTAACATTGGTATTCTTGTTTCTAATGGCGCTAATACTGCATCAAATGTTTATTCAAGCAGCACAACTTATTGGCCAAATGGTGTAAATAAACTTACATATGTTATTGTTTGCGCAACCTCGCAGAACTATGTTGTTGAAAAAATGAAATTTGATCATAATGCTACAACAAAAGCTCCATACAATTATAACGGAGCAAGTGGTTGGGTTCCATATATAACAACAAGTAAAATTGGAACAGCTAGGATTCGTTATTACGAACCCTACGAAAGAATCAACTCAAGAACAACTGCTAAGATTTCTCTGATTGATATTCAGATGAATCCTGGCGAAGACTTCCGTAAAGTTCGTGTCATTGGAACACCACTTAGTGTTGGTAGTACATCAACAGGTGGAGATCCAAATTGTTTCCGTGCTCTTGTTTTACCAGCGCTTTATAATAGTACATCAGTTGGTTCTGCTTCTGTTGCTAACAGTGGTGGCTATGGTGTAAATAATTCTGGTTCTTGGAGTGATATGGCATCAAACTTAACAGGGCAAGGAACAAGATGGACTTCATCAAATCAATTACAATCTGGAGATATGGTTTGGTTTGCTAATGACCCATCTCAGTTTTTCTTTGTTCGTGGTTTAACAAATGGTTCAGATACAACTACTAGGGATAATATAGGTATCGTAATGAATCATGCAACAGGTGGTGGTATTTCAGGTAATTTGTTAAGATCTGATTGCGCATTTGAAAACCCACAAGATTATGACAGTTTATTTACTCTACCAAAAACTGGTGCATACACGATCCGTGGTGGTAATGATTTACAAACCCTTAACACATCTTATACAGTTCTCGAGAGATATACTGCATCATCTACAGCAACTGATCCTGTTGTATTAACAATTTCTACATCATTCCCAGACGAATTTGTATCTAATGTTCCAACACAATACGTTGTAACAAATCAAGATAATGGCGAAAGTGTCAGTGTTACTTCCCTAACATTAACAAATAACACACAAGCAGTTTTGTCATTGAGCGCATCAGCTTCTATTTCTAATTCTATCGGCACTATGCAGAATAAAACATTTACTGTATATGCGCCAACAAAGAAAAGACTGTTTAATGCAAAAGAAAAAGTAAAATCGTTAAAAACTTCAACATTAAACATCATAATTCAGTCTGCTCTAGAACAAGAAACACTAAGTCTCTTTAAAGCTGATATTTTTAGATTGTTAAAAGTTGAGGTATTCCCCAATGTAATTTTTGGTAATAGTATTGATGGAATTGTTTCTGGAACTGGAATTGATATAACAAATCAGTACGAGTTAGATAATGGTCAGAGAGATACACATTACGATTTAGGACGTTTAATAAAAGGTAAAGCATTCCCATTCCCATCAGGTCCAATTAGAGTTACTTTTGAATATTTTGAACATTCTGCTGGCGACTATCTTTCTGTTGATTCATATTCAGATTTGCTCTATGAAGAAATTCCAACATATTACAGTAAGGTAACTGGAAGAACTCTTAATTTGAAAGACGTATTAGATTTTCGTCCAAGAATGAATGATGCTGGTACTTTCGATGGTGGAACTACATCTAGTTCATCAATACCGCAGAGACTTTATGGAATTAATCTTGATATGGCATATTTTATGTCAAGAAAAGACTCAATTATACTTGAAAGAAATGGTGGGTTAAAATTAATTCAAGGTGTTCCTTCAGATAATCCAATTTTACCATCATTACCTTCTGATACAATGATTTTATATGATATTGATTATGTGCCATATGTTAATCAAGTCGATGCTCTTAATGTAAGAATTAAAGAGCATGAGCATAAACGCTACACAATGAGAGATATTGGTAAAATTGATAAACGTGTACAGAATATTGAACAAGTAACCGCATTAAATTTACTTGAAAAAGAAACAGCTTCTATGAACATTAAAGATCAAGATGGTCTTGATCGATTTAAAAATGGATTTGTTGTCGATAATTTTAGAGGACATACGGTTGGTAATCCAAGAGATCCAGATCATGAGTGCTCTATTGATATCGATCGAAGAGAACTAAGACCTGCATTTTCTCAAGTTGTTGTTGATCTCGTAGAATCTGCATCAACTCTAGTTGAAAGAACAAATTCTAATTATAGAATGCATGATGAGAATATTGTTACTCTTCCATATTATACTGGCGCTGAGTATTATTATAAAAATAAAAATGAATTGGCTACAATTAATGCTAAAGGCGCATCAGCAACCACAACAGAACTGTTTAGAAAAGAAACTCTATTAAGAGAAAATATGGATTTGGTTATTGTTGATAATCCATATGCAACTCATGCAGAAAAAGTTTGTCAATTACTTAATACTCAACAATCTGGTATCGTTGCTCTTACACCATCTAATGATTCATGGATTGAAGAGGCAATTCCCCCAGAATTGGTTATTGAGGAAGGTGGAACATATGATTCTGTTGCTGCTTCTAAAGACGCATTTGGTATTGATTTCGGTACAATATGGAATGGTTGGCAGGTAACACAATTAGGAACACCAATTACTGCAACCACTTCAACTACAAGTTTTGCTGGTCTTGGCACTTCTGGTGCTTCTGCTACAACAACAACTACATCAGTAACTACACAGCAAATTACTGAAACTAATACTGGAAAAGAAATTGGTCTTAAAGAAACTACTGGTAAAAAAGAAATTAATGGTAGACTAACTGCTAGACAATCTATTTCGTATGTTCGCTCTAGACCTATTGTTTTCCAAGCAACAGGATTAAAACCATCAACAAGATTTTACGCTTTCGTTGATGAAACACCTGTTTCTGATTACTGCACACAAGCTACAAGATTATTGCTTGGCGCAAGATCTTTTAATTATGAATATACACCATATCAGTATGGTAATTATGCGCAGGCTAGAAAAGTATATGAAACATTTGATACAAACAGTATTTTTGGATCAGCTGTTACTAATCTAGAAAGAAGATTTGCTGGACAATTAACATATCCTGATGAAACAACTGCTGCAACAACGCAATTTACTTCTGTTTATAATGGAGATGTAAAATCAATAACAAACTTAGTTAATGGTACTAGTGGGTTAAATGATGTTGCTAGAGATATTATGGGTATGGATGGAGAAGTGACAGCATTTATGCGTGGTGAAGTTATTATTGGAGAAACAAGTGGAACAACAGGAATTGTTGTTTTACATGAGCAATCAACAAACAGTAGCACAGGAGAGCCAGATGGTCTCGCTGATGTTTTACATGTTGTTAACATTCAATTAGGGCAAGGTCTTGGACCAACAACAAGAAGAGGTGGTTTTGTTAATGGCGAATATATTCGTGGAACTGTGTCAAGATCATCTCTAAATGGAAATCCTCTTAGATTACAATTAAGAGGCGCTGGTGCAGTAGAGGCTGCTTCTCCAGGAAATCTTGTTTCTACAGGAACTGGTCGTTTGAGTGGTGTTTGGTTCTTAACAAGCGGACAGACAATTAATAATAGAGCTGCTCCTAAGTTCCTAACAGGAAAAAGATTGTTTACATTAAGCGATAGTGCAACAAACGATATCACAAGAAGAACAAGTATAGCTGACACAATATACAATGCTGTTGGTATCATTGATGCTGGTAATGGCTCGTTTGTTTCAGTTAGAAACGCAGAATTAGCGATTAATAATGTGAGAATTGATAGACAGAGAACACTCGAGAGTGTTGTTCGTTCCGTTAATACAGTAACTTGGGATGATTCTCCTCCACCAGCACCTCCTTCTGGTGGTGGCGATGGTGGTGGCGATGGTGGTGGCGATGGTGGTGGTGGAGATCCATTGGCTCAAACATTTATTTCAACAATAGAGGGCGGAAAAGATGGATGTTTCGTGCGCGAAGTTGAATTGTTCTTTAAAAATAAAGATTCGTTTTTACCTGTTGTTGTTGAACTAAGAACAGTAAATCCAGGTGGATCGCCATCAGAAACTGTTATACCATTTGGCAGAAAAGTTTTATATCCGTCAGACATTATAACTGACTTTACTGGAACAGTTGGTACAGTAGTCAGATTCCCAGCACCAGTTCATCTATTAGACAGTGTGAGATATGCTGTTGTACTTGTTACTGTTTCTCCGAATTATGAAGTTTGGACAGCAAGACTTGGAAGCGCTGATGTAAGTTTAAACAAAATGGGAAATGTTGTTAAACAACCAAGTCTTGGCGCTTGTTTTATTTCTAAGAATGGAGCAAACTGGGTCGAGACACCAGAAACAACATTAAAAGTTAATGTGTTTAGATGTATTTTTAATACAAATGAAACACTAAGTGCTCCATCATTGGTGAAATTAGTCAACAGAGAAATTGAGCCACAGTCAACTTCTGGCAGACCAATTTCATATACTAAGTTTGGAAATAATCCATTTAGAGTTAAATTAAACAGTAGTGAAGTAATCGTAACTCAACCAAACCACGGATTTAGCGTTGGGTCTTATGTTTCATTCCAAAATGTTTCTGGTAGTTCTAATTTTGGTTTCTCTGATGATAACATCAATTCTTATACAATGATACCAGATGTATATGATGGAGCAACAAATACTATTAAACAAATTTCTGGATTTAAATCACATCAAGTTTTTAAAGTTTATAGTCACGATAGATATAGTATTAGAATTTTAGATAGTATTGGATCTAATACAATATCTACTGCTACTGGAACCTTTGGTGGATCAGAAGTTAGAGCAACACGTAATACTCTCTATACTACATATCATCCTACAATCAATTATATGGCTTTGCCAGGAACATCTGTTACTGGTCTTATTAAACACACTTCTGGTAAAAGTCCACATGGTAATGAAGTTCCATACGCAAAAGATACATCTCCAGAAACTATTATTTTAAATGATAATAATTACACTACAACTCAGAAAACAATTCTTAATAAACACAACGAAGCGCAAGTGCTTGGAAGAGATAGTTCAGTTGAATTGCAATTAAAATTAGAATCAACAAATAAATTTGTTTCTCCAGTTATTGATTTAGACAGAGCATCTATTGTTTGTGTGCAAAATAGAATTGATGATCCAGTAACAATAAAGAGTGCGTCAACAAATTACTATTCTGCTACTGGTGGTTTTGATGGTACTGACATCTATCAATCTGAGTATGAAAACAAAGAGGGAGTTGCCCAAGCAGCATACATAACAAGGAAAGTTCAGTTTAAAAATAGTTCAAGACTATTAAAAGTGCAAATTGCTGCTAATGTTCCTTCTAATTCATTAGTTGATAAAACAATAAGTTCAGTTACTATACCATTTAGATTTGCTTCTGGCGCTAGAATTTCGGATCATCCAACTATATTAACACAAAGAACAACTGCATCAACTGCATTTGCGCAAGGTGTAACATCGATAACTTTACAGTCTGGAACTGGATTATTGAGAGGAATGTATGTTTATGGTCCAGGTATTCAGAAAGGAACAAGAATATCTACATCCTATTCAAATGGATCGACTTCTCTAATTATTGATAAAGCATTAAAAGAGAATTTACCTGCTACAGCAAGTAGTGGTACGGTGCTGTTCTTTACGTCAATTGATATTTCTTCAATGTATACTGTTTCTCAGATAGATACTGGAGATTATTTGTCTTTACCTACTGGTGTTTCTGGAATTACTACAGGAACATATGTAACGCTGGCGCCAAAAAATAGCTACTTTACAAGAAAAGTTGGTACTTACTCAACTGGAAGTTTTCAACAATACAGTGTAACTAACTTCTTTTCTTTATCAACATTAATTGATAGAAGTAGTGGATGGATTGATGCTACTACAAACAACATGACAATTTTCTTAGATAATGTCTCAGATATTAAAGTTGGAACATATGCGTATCTTGGCAATAGTACAGGTAATGACGGCACATTTGAATATGCTCCAAAATCGCTTCGTAGAGTTGTTCAAGTTAATACTTCATCTAAGAGTATTGTTTTAGAAGATTTATTAAGTTCTGGCGCTGAGTATGATTCAACTGGATTTGGTACAACATTTACCTTTAACAGAAATAATCCAGTTGTTACGTTTTTTGATCCACGTGTTAGAATTAGTCAAGCAACAACAGCTGCAATTGAACCAACAAATGATTCAACAACTGGTAATATAACAAACGCTATTACATTTACAACACCACCGAACGATGTGTTTGAGGTGTATGCAAAAACATCTACTTCAGGAAACGCTACTTCTACAAATGCATATACATTTGTAAGTAGTTCTGGTGTTGCGTCTAACACAATTACACTTGCCCAAACACATAATTTAAGTTTAGGTTCTCCAATAACATACTATGGTGAGAACAATGTTGTTAGTGGTTTAATAAATGGAGCTACTTATTATGCTATTGTTGGATCAGATTTTAGTTTAGGTGTTAATCAAATAAAATTAGCGAGTTCTTTAAACAGCGCTCTTGCTGGCTCTGCGTTAACAATAACATCAACTTCTTCTGCTGAAACACATAGAATTATTGATGTAAATCAGAAAGATGCTGCGTCAATTGAAGATGACCAGTATTTTAGAATTCTTCCAGACATTGCTGTTGGTGGAGATTCTTTATTCTATGGTAATAGTTATACTCTGGCAACAAAAGGTTCTTTAGTTACAACAGATAATCCTAATGAGTTTATTGATCATTCGTTTACTGTTGACAACTTATCTCCATTTAACGTGGCTATAATTAAGATTGTTATGAGATCAAGAAATCCAGCATATGTGCCTAAGTTTAGAGATTTAAGAATTATCGCTACAGCATAATGAAAAAAGATTATATGAGAGTAGAAGGGGTTTCTGGTTTATACAGAGACCCTCATTCTAAAGCGATAATAAACATGGATCAAACAGGTTATGATGCGTATATTATTCAAAAACAAGCCAATGAAAGAAAAAGAAAAGAACAACAAGAAGTTAGAGATGAGATTGATAGTATAAGAAATGATGTAAACGATATTAAAAATCTGCTTTTAAAACTATTAGAAAAGAATTAATATGGCACTACAACAAAACCTTTATATTGATCAAGGAGCAGATTTTACTACTGTTCTTACATTAACCAATGCAGCAGGAACTGGTCCATTAAATTTAACAGGTTCAACATTTGCTTGTCAGATGAGGAAAAATCACACTTCTTCTACAGCAGTAACAATTTCAGTTTCTATACAAGATGCGCTCGAGGGAGAGATAGTGCTCAATCTTGACGATAGTATTACCACTGGAATTAAAGCTGGACGTTATGTCTATGATATTGAGATGTTAATGGCTGGTGTGAAATCTAGAATTGTCGAGGGTTTAATAATTGTTTCTCCACAGGTAACGCAGGTATGATGGCATGTCTAAAAGAGTCACCTCGCGAGATCTAGTAAAAAAAGTATCTGCTACATCCGCTAATGATCTAGTTGTAAAAGTAAAATACGCAGCTTCTCAATTAGCTGTTTCTGTAAAAACAGCACAAGCAGATTTTAATGAGCGTGCTAAAGATGTAAAAGCTGAGCTCCAAACTTTTGTTAGTGCTGTTAATGTAGTTTTCGATATAGATAACTTTGCTGTTGAACTAATATCGAGCGGTGTTGTAATTGATGATGTAACAATTAATTTACTCAAAAATTTAGTCGAAACACCAATTCTTTCAGACATTATTGCTCAAAAGGATGTTACTAAACTCCTTGGCGATATTGTCACACTCAATGAATCTCTTGCGTTCGCATATTCCAAAGCTCTTGAAGAAATAACTTCCACCTCTGACAATGCAGATGTTTATCTTAATAAGATAAGAGAAGACACGGCAGCTGCAGCTGACTCTCTCTCATTACTAATTAACAAAGCATTCGCTGACATATCATCTATCTCTCAAGATGACACTGTACAATATATAAAAATTCTTGGCTCAGTAATAAATACTGCACCAGCAATTGGCTATTTTGTTTCTGGACAGATTGAATATTATGTACAAGTTGGACCAGGGCAATTTAGTCCTGTGGTTACTGGATCAACCAGTATTTCTGGTGTAAGTTTTACTACAGATACAACAGTAAATTCAAGTAATAGTTTTTTAGCATTTAATCAAACAAGAGCTACTGGTGTTTCATCATCTGTAGCAGGATATATTTCTGGTGGTTATATTACTGCATTTGGTGGTGGTATATCAGGTATACTTGCAAACGTAAATAAAATAGACATTTCAACAAGTACGTTGTCGACAGCTTCGTTTTTACATACTACTAATTTTGCAAAATTTTCAGCAACTGGGGTTGAATCAGACACTAGAGGTTATTATCTTGGTGGTCATAATGGCAGCACTGCTCTCAACGAGATAGATGGAGTTCAATTTTCTAATGACACCTACATAAATCCAGCAGCATCAATACCTTTAGGTTGTTCTGCTGCTGGATTTTCATCATTAGCAAAGGGATATGCTGTAAAAGGAACAACATCAAATCCACTTGGTTATATATCAAATGTACAATCTATCAGTGGCATAAGATTTGCTGACGAAACTGGGTTTCTAATTGGAGCAGCTGGTGGTCTTGAGTTAGAATCTGCGTCATCAGAGACAACAACAAGAGGATATGTTTTTGGTGGACACTATAATCAATCTCGTGTATCACACTTAAGATTTGCTGACGAAACTTATAATATTGACGGAGTTTCTCTTTTATCTGCAAGAGAATCATCAGCAGGACTTTCATCTGCTAATAGTGGATATGTTGGTGGTGGTAATCGTTCAGACATGCAAAAATTTAATTATGCTAACTCGACAGTTAATACAATCGCAGCAAGTTTAGGCACAAATACAATTGGTCCTACGAGCATACAACCAAAACTTAATCGTCAAACAACTGCAGTAATCTCTGACAGTATTGGTAAAGGTGTTGGCAAACAAGCAACTGGCGATACTGCTAGAGGAACTGACGCAACAACAAAACGACCAAACAAAGGATTATCTGATACTGTTCGTAGCACTGAAACATTATCATTTTTTACAAGCAAAAATATTTCTCAAGACATATCTCGAATCGCAGAATCAATTGAGAAATATTTTTCAAAACAAGCAACTGGCGATACTGCTAGAGGAACTGATGTAACAACAAAACAACCAAACAAAGGATTGTCTGATACAGCTTCTTTCTCTGAGGTCATAACAAGAATAATAGAAAAACATCTCACAGATAATGTAACAACATTTGAGGGTGTTACTGGTTTCGATGGAATTTCGTTTGTTCTTGACAATACAGAAACGAATACATCTTCTGCATTTGATGTTTTCTCAAGAGTAGTTGATTACGTTAGATCTGGTGCTGCTTACAATTTAACACATACATCTACTGTATCAGATACAATTACTAGCAAAGATGTTGGTAAAGGTTTAAGCGATACTGCTGAAGGTGATGACGCATTATCAAAAGAGCCAGGAAAAGCATTAAGTGATACTGTTCAAGCAACTGAAACATTTACTAGATTGCTTATATTTGGTCGTTCATTTGCTGATACCTCTAGTGTCGCTGATGAGTTAACTAGATCTGTGGAGTATAGTCGTTCTGGAGCAACATATAATTTGGTAGATATTACCAGAGGAACTGATGCGATATCGAAAGAACCTAACAAAAGACTTGGTAATGTGTATTCATCAATTGAACAGGACAAATTACTAAGCGAATATCTTAATATTCCAGATGACATTCAAGAAAAACAAACTCTTACTGCAGTATATACACCAACTGATCAAAACATATCAAGAGCAACAGACGCAAGAACTAAACAAATAGGAGTTGGCTTAACAACTGCGAGAGGTGGTAGTAGATACACTGGAACCTTTCTTGGCGGAGAATTTGTTTTAAATATTGGTTTTATTAATTCAACTACTCACCTACTAGAAGGAACAGCTAATCCTACAAGTGCTGCTTGGTTAGCGATAAAAACATTTGAAGCTGGGCAGGTTGGTGTTATAATTGATACTGTTGCTCCAGGTATTGGTCGTCAATATCCCTTTACTGTTGTTTCTTGGCAAGATGAACCAACTCGTGAGCTCCTAATAATATCATCAAATATTCCACAAGGTGCTGAACTTGATAACTTTGCAATGGACATTATTGTTAGACCAACATCATTTCAAACTGCAACTAGAGCAAGTGAAGCGATAACTAAAAAAGCAGTAACAAAAGGATTAAGTGATATTGCTCGTGGTACTGATGAGTTTGCTAGAGTTATTACATACAATCGTTCTGGCGCAACGTATAATCTGGTTCATACTGCTAGAGGAACAGATACTGATACGATACAGTATACAAAAGTTGCTGGTGGTGAATCAACTGCTGGTTTAACTGACTTTGTTGGATTAGATTATAATCAAGAATTAATTTTTCCAAAATTAAAATATGATAGAGCAAGAGTATCAGACTCTGTTACTACTGGACCAGGAAAAGGATTAAGTGATACTGCTGCAGCATCTGATTCTTTCTTTAGATTGGTCGCATTCTCAAAAAATTATGCTGATACTGCTAGAGCAACCGATGAGTTGAGTAGAGTTGTAAATTACAGTCGTCTTGGTGCAACATATAACTTAACTAGAACAGCTAGAGCAACTGATGTAGCAACAAAACAAATAGATAAGGCTCTATTCGATACTGCTCGTGGGACTGATGCGTTTACTAGAGTTGTAAACTATATTCGATCTGGAGCAACATATAATTTAGTAGATATTACTAGAGGAACAGACGCACAAACAAAAACAGCCAGTATTTATGGTGGTGGAGAAGAAGCCTATGTTGAAATAGATGTTGCTGGTATTGGACCTGACTTATCAGCAGAAATTTCTCAGAATTATAATAAACGAAATTTTAAACCAGTTCCTTTTGTGAATTTAATTACAACAGGAACTGGAGCAAATGGTCCAGCTACTGCGCCAGCAAGTTCAGTAGTTTATACAAGCTCTCCCTTTATTCCGAACTCATTTATTGGTGGTATTAATAATGGTTACATATCTATAACTATACTAACTACTGGCGTATATACTTTCGACATTACTGGCGCAGCTGGTGGTGTTAGTACAGTTAGACCTCCTACTAACGCAGCAGCACCAACAATTAATGGATTTAAGCGTGCTCCTGGTGCAAGAATTGTTGGTACGATATCTCTTGTTGCTGGTAATATAATTACTATGGTTATTGGTCAAGGTGGTGGCGATGACATTAACGGATGGGATAATCCAGGTGGTGGCGGTGGTACATTTGTTACATTGGGAACTGTTGCTAATATTCAAGCTGGAACAGATACGCTATTATTTGCTGCAGGTGGTGGTGGTGGCGGTGCGGATCCTGGTTTCGGAACAGATAATTATTCTGCTGGTATTGGTCAAGCTGGAACAGCTGGTGGTAGTACTCCCGATAACTCTGGTGGTACTGGCGGAAGTGGGGCAGGGATAAATGGTGCTTCTAATTCAACAGGTGGTGGTGGATATTTAAGTAATGCTGGTGGTACTATATCCCAAGGATTTGGTGCTGCTCCTGCCGATGGACTTTCTAGAGGTTTTAGGCAGGGCGCAGTTGGTAGTAGAAATAGTGGAACTGCAGTAGGTATTGGTGGTTTTGGTGGTGGTGGATCTGGATCTTCTCAGACATCTTCTGACCTAGATAAAGGTGGTGGTGGTGGTTACTCAGGTGGTGGTTTTGCCTTTGATAGTACCATATTCGCTGGTGGTGGTGGATCATTTGCAATTGGAGTCGCGACTGCAGTATCAATTACTGCTGGTGGTGGAACATCATATAATGGTTCTGTTCTTATTTCTGGTAATTTTATACACAGCTACTTTATTCGATGAGATCGATTTAGATTACAAGATCAAATTACCACAAAAGAACCTGGAAAGGGATTAAGTGATGTCGCTCGTGGCACTGATACAATTGCAAAAGATATTAGTATACAAGCAAGTGGTCAGGCGAGAACAAAACTTACTGAATTTACACCTATAAATTATACTCAAGACCTATTACACATTATTCAAGCAGATCTATGACAATAAGAGACGTAAATTACATTAACGATGTTTGCCGAGTGGTTCTTTCTAAACCACAAGGTATTACCAAATCGGAGCCAGCTGGAACAATTAGAATTTCTGGCACACCAACATCGCTTACTGAAAGTTCATATGCTTCTCCTACTCTTGATTTAGATTTTGCTAAAACACAAAGTGTTGACTCAAGAATTACATTTTCAAGATCTACTACTGCGTCATACTATGATAGTAACGGATTTCTTAGATTTGCTGCTGTCAATCAACCAAGAATACAATTTGATCCAGACACAAAAGAATGTCTTGGATTGTTGATGGAAAATGTATCAACAAACATTATTAATGCTAGTGAGTGGCAATTTGGAGCTAGTAATGGATTTACAAATCTTGATCCTGATAATACATTTGATCCGTCAGACGTTACTGTTCCAACAAATGAATCTGGAACAGTTAGATCTTTAATCGCATCAACTACAGCTTCAAGTATTAGATATGCTCTTGCTGCAAAAACTCATATAGGAACAGAAATATGTGCGTTTTCTGCATTTTTTAAACAAGTAACAAACAATCAGGTTTTTCCATGTTTAGTTATAGATAATACTGTTGGTAGTGGTGTGTTTGCTAGATTTAATTTAGTAAACGGAACAGTAGAACAAGCCCAAATTACTGGTACTGGTGTACTTATTGCTTCAGGAATTGAAAAACTTCCAGGTGGTTGGTCACGCTGTTGGGTTATTGGTCGTTCCCCCGCAACAGCTTCTGGTAGACTTGCGATTAGTATAGTAGGTGGAAATTCAACTAATGGTTATGATCCACCTTGGACACCAACAGCAGTAGGAGATGGTGTTCGAGTTTGGGGTATTCAATATGAACAAGGTCTTCCTTTTAATCGATTAAGACCATCTTCTTATATAAGAACCCAAAGCGGAGCAATTACGAAATTTGCAGATTCTGCGAGTATAACAGGAACAAATTTTTCTAGATGGTATAATCAATCTCAAGGAACAATCCTTGTTGATTTTTACAAGAGATATGCTGGAAATTATCCAGAGACCAATATGATTTTTAGATTCTCAGACGGAACTCTGAATAATTTTATTGATTTATCAGGTGTTACTGGCACTAATACCATTCGTTTTGTAGGAACAACTGCTGCTGGTAACGGAACATTTCAAACTGCTAATGCTCAACAAGGATTTAATCGAGCTGTTGGAACATATTTGTTTAATAGAGGCGATCTGGTTTCAAATGGAACAAGAACAACAGCTGTTGATACGTTATATACTCCACCAACAGCTCTTATAGGTGTAGATATTGGGCATTTTGGAGGATCTTTCCAACTAAATGATTGTATTGCTAGACTAGTATATTATCCTATATCTATAGACCCTAATGTTACTCTTGGAATGTCAGTTCCTAGAAACTTTTAAATGCAGTATTTTATAAATAATCCAATAAACCCAACGATTTTTTATCGTAGAACAACCCCTCCAAGGAGACGAAACAATGATTAATGAAGATTTAAGAGCCATCGGTAAACTCAAGATTGAAGTTATTTCACCAGATGGTATTGTAAAAGACAAACGTGAGGTTGACAATTTAGTTGTTGACACTGGAAGAACTCATATCGCATCTCGTATGGTGGGAGTTGCTCAAAACATTATGAGTCATATGGCTATCGGCACTTCCTCAACAGCTGCTGCAGCTGGTCAAACAACTCTTACTGCTGAAGTTGGAACTCGTGTTGCGTTTACATCATATACTAACGCATCTCAGGTTGTAACTGCCATTGCTACATTCGGCGCTAGCAACCCAGCAACTGCGCAAGGTATTCAGGAAGCAGGAATTTTTAATGCTCTTACTTCTGGAACTATGCTTTGCCGTACAACTTTTTCAGTAGTTAACAAGGATCCTGCTGATACATTGCAGATTACTTGGACAATTACAGTTAATGCGCCTTAATAGTTGACTTGGTTATACTGGAGCAGAGTTAATTCTCTGCTCCTAAATATTAGAAAATTGATCAACGGAGAATTAAATGGCAAGAACAGTCCTTAACGAACAGTATTATACATTCAATCCAAGCACTAGAGTAATTGTAATCCCACGTGTTATTCAGCGTGAGCAGTTACTGCTTATCACCAACGTAACGACAAATACTGTCATTTATAACTTCAGTGATAATGCGCTAAGAGCAACAGCATATGCGATTACTGGAACAAACTTTCAGTATGGTGTGGCGCCAACAGGAGCAACAACTCCAGGCAAACCATATACAACAATTACATTAAACTTTAACACCAGTAGTATGTCAGCAGCAGATGAACTTCAGTTCATTGTTGACATTGAACAAGCAGAGTTTATCCCAGCAGAACAATATCGTGATCCAGTTGATAAGCTGCGTGTTTCTACACCTCAGTCATTAATTGATACTGACTTTGAATATTCTGTTCAGCCATCTAAATGGGAAAACATTAACTACATTTGGAATAAACCATCATTCTTCTCAAAGGGATCTGGTGGTAACTCTGTTGATATTACATCAATTACTGGTGGCAATCAACTTCCATATTCAACAGTTACAGTGACAACTCAAGCTGCTCATGGATTTGCTGCTGGTGATGTTATTACTGTTCAAGAAACAACAAGTCAATTTGCTGAGGGAACATTTGCAATTACATCAATTCCATCAGGAACACAATTTACATACCTAGCAAAAGGTCAAGTGAATGGATCAATTCTTGCTACTGGTCTAACAACAGTTTATGGTGGTGATACATATGACTTCTCAAATATCCCAGTTAGCGCAATTTCATCAAACGTAGGATCTCCATCTACAATTACAATCACAACACCAAACCCACATGGTTTCTTACCTGGATCTACAATTTTAGTTTCAGGTTCTTCTACAGCTGGTGTTGATGGTAACTGGATTATTACATCTGTAGTATCTCCAACAACATTCTCATATGTAACAGGAACTAATGCAATTACTGCATCGCCAAACTTAACAACAAGTATTTCAACTTTTACTTCTGCTACATCATCTGGAGCTACACGTTCTATAATTACAGCAACACTCGGAGCTGTGCATAATTTTAAAGTTGGTGATTATATACAGGTAACAGGTTCATCAAATGCTCAGTTGAATGGTAGCTGGGTTGTGGTAGCAACACCATCAACAACAATTGTTTCGTTTGTAATTTCAACTACAATTACTGCTGGCGCAGTTGGTTCTGTGGGAACAGCAACAGTAAATAGATTTATTCGTTTATTCCCAAGATCAGAAGCATACCAACAACATCGTGCTCTTGATGGAGGTGTTTCTCTTACAACATCAGCAAATTTTGCTGGAGGAACTGCTACTCGCCAAACAAGACGTTATTTCCGCTATCAATCTGGAAAAGGATTGCAGTTTTCGACTGGTGCAAAATTTACACCAACATTTGACATTACAACAATTTCTGGAAGTAGCATTGGTGCTGGCTCAAAAACAGTAACTGTTACAACATTCCAAGATCATAATCTGCAAGTTGGTGCAACAATTGTTGTAGAGGGACTAACAGTTGGAACAGGAACAAATCCATATAATGGTACATTCTTAGTCGCTTCTGTTACAGGATCAAAAACATTTACATATACAACAACATCAGACGCAGGTTTTAACGATCTTGCTCCAGGTGGCGCTGAATCCTATATTACCTGTACATTGTGGCGTGGCGCTGTAACAAGAACTGGGTTGTTTGATGACATGAATGGATTTTACTATGAATATGATGGATTAACATTATATGCTGCTCGTCGCTGGGGTATTAAAGAAATATTTGGAACAGTCGCTCCTGTTCAAGGTTCTACTACAATAACTGGAACTAATACCAGATTCCGTGAACAAATGGTTGTGGGCGACAGAATTATTGTTCGAGGAGTTCCTTATCAAGTAACAAGAATTTCTTCTGATACTTCTCTCGACATTACTGTCGCATATCGTGGATTAACACCACCATCTGAAGTAAAAGCATTAAAGGTTCAAGAATTCCGTGTTCCACAATCTCAGTGGAATTTAGATAGAATGGATGGAACTGGACCATCAGGATATAACTTAGATATCAAAAATATGCAAATGGCATATATTGATTACACTTGGTACGGTGCTGGTTTTATTCGTTTTGGTTTCCGTTCAACAAATGGCGATATCGTTTATTGCCATAAAATGCCAAACAATAACGTAAATAAAACTGCGTATATGCGTTCTGGTAACCTACCTGGACGTTTTGAGGCTACTAATATTGGTCCATATTCACGTGTTATGGCAGGTGTTGGCGGAACAAAAGGTAATACTGTTGGAACAGCTGATACTACAATTTACTTAGAAAATATCAGTGGTTGGCCAACCAATACTAACTCAACAAACGCATTTATAATCAGCGATGGAACAAACGTAGAACTTTGTACATATACAGCAATCAACACAACATTTAACGCAACAGCTGGTGGATATGCAGTATCTGGTATTACTAGAAGAACTTCATTGGGTGTTAATGCGATTACTCCAGCAGGAACGTATGGTACAGTAACACTTTCAGGAACTGCGTCTAGTTTTTCATATGCTCCTGACTTTACCATCGGTGGCGGTGGAACCTCTCAGGTATTTGCACAGTATCTAACAAATACCTGCGCTCCAAATATTGCCCACTGGGGTGTGTCCGTAATTATGGATGGTCGTTTCGATGATGATCGTTCCATTATTTTCACAACACCTACTGGTAACACTGTTTCTGTTGGATCTATTGCGATATCAACAACTTCTGTCTCAGGAAGTGTGTTGACAGTAAATACTACAGGAAACCACAATTTAGTTCAAGGTCAATTTATTACGATTAGCGGAAATGCTGGTAATATTAATCGTGAATATCAAGTTCAATCTGTACCATCAGCATCATCGTTTACTGTAGTTCAAGTAACTCCAGCAATTTCTGGTACAAACAACGCTGGTAATATTTTCCCTGTTCGTCCACTAATTTCAATCCGTGTTGCGCCAACTGTTGACAACGCTATCGCCAGAAACTTTGGTATTCGTGAGGTTGTTAATCGTATGCAGCTAACACTAGTATCTTGTGGTGTTAACGTAACTGGTCAAACATGTTTAATTCGTGGATTTTTAAATCCAACATTCTTAACTCTCCAAGCATCTGGTGGACAGAATGTTGCAGTTCCAGATGCTTGGGAATTTAACAGAGTTGGTTCTGGTTCCCTCTCACAAGTTATCTATCACGTTCAAAACGATGCGGTTGGTGGTGGAGAATCTGTGTTTGGTATTTTCGCAAACAATAACACTACTACTGCTCTTGATCTGACTAAAGCTCGTGATCTCGGTAATTCAATTTACTCTGGTAACGGGAATTTTAAATCTCCTGGATATCCAAATGGACCAGATGTGTTAACAATTTGTGCGCAGCCAGTGACAACAACACCATCAATAGTTTTGGCTAGATTATCCTGGACTGAAGCGCAAGCGTAATGGAAATATTTTGTTTTTACGAAAAAGCAATAAGAGAATTAGCACCAGAGGCAAACTGGTGCATATTCAATAATTCTCTTGAGGGGATAGAGTGGCGCTCTGATGATATAGAGCAGCCATCTATTGAAGATATTGAAGCAAAAGCGCAAGAGTTATATGAAGAGCATATAGAAAATGCGCCAACTGGAGATCCAGCACCACCTGTTGGAATTTTTCCACAATAATATTTTTTTACTTTGGGGATATAATGAACGAAGTTGCACAAATTACGCAAGAAACTGCAGATGATATAATCAGAGAATTAGAAGATGCTTTTTATGACATCCCATTCGAGAATTCTAAATTTCAAACCGAAGCGTTTGTAATTGCTGCACAAATTACTCCAGAAAGATCATATAGATCCATTGGTTTAAGGATGATGGCAAAACTTCGTGCGCTTAATGAAGCCAAGTTTGCAAGAATGAAACAACAAATAGATATTGATGAGATTAATTATAAATTAGATAATAGTGAACTTGATCAATTTGAAAGACGTAGACAAGAATTAAAAAAGCAAGAATTACTGTCTGGGAATTATTGGTCAGATAAGTTAATTAACGATGCCATTGAAGAATTAAACGTATTGTATAAACATTTTAAAACACTTCCTAAATTTACTAGAGAGCAGTTTGAATCAGCCGAAAAACTACATTTTGAGCAGCGTTTAAATAGGCAGGTTTTGGGTCTCTCTGGCGCAAAAGAAAGTCTTGTGAATATGAGCGATGATATTAGGGCATTAGAGAATTATGAGCAAAAAGTACAAGAACTTGGTTTTACTGGTCAAGATACTCTAAAGTTGGAAGACTTAAGAAATTCTATGGCAAATATTTTAAAAGAAACTGAACAGAGAGTTCCTGCTCAGTGATTTATAAATATAGGATAGTAAGCCAAAATAACGGAGAAATTTAAATGGCAAGAAAAGTCCTACTTGATCAATATTATACATTTACACCATCTACAAGAACAATTGTTATACCAAGAATTCTACAAAAAGAGTTTTTGGTTCTCATCACAAATGTAACGCAGAATCGTGTAATTTATAACTTTAGTGATCCGAATTTAACCTCAACATCATATACCTTTAATACAGCTACTAATACTACAACTGTTGTGTTGAATTATGACACGACTGGTATGTCGGGCAATGATGTTTTGCAAATTACCTACGATGATATGGTTCAGGAATTTATTCCTGGAGAAACGTATAATGATCCAGTTTCTAAAATTCGTGTTTCTACACCACAGTCATTAATTGATACTGACTTTGAATATGGTTTACAGCCAACAAAATGGGAAAATATCTCTCTGTTAAATAATCGTCCTGGATTCTTCAATGATGTTACTTCGCCAATTCCAGTATCAGACATTCAAGTTACAAATAATTCAAGAACTGTAACTGTTACTATTAGACCATTTTCCTTTGATGGATCTTCTTCGTCTATTGTTGACACAACGAACGACACTATTGTTGTTTCTTCTCATCCCTATCAAACTGGTGATTTAATTAGATATTTCAATGGTGGTGGTAATATTGGTGGTCTTTCTAATGCGACTGATTATTACGCAATCAAAATTGATTCAAATACTATTGCTTTGGCAACATCATTAAATAATTCTCTTGCTGGTACAAAAATTGATTTAACTACTGTTGGCTCTGGTACTACTCACAATTTTGTAAATAGAATTTCTGGATCAGGAGTTCCATTCTTTATGTCTGACACATCTTTCGTGCCAGCCAATGGATCTTATTTAATTGAAACATATAGTGCTCCTGGTACATTACCAAGCACTTTTACGTATACTATGATTAACTTTTTTCCTGGAAGTTCTGGATCAATTTATAATCAAGACGTAACGCAAATGTATCTTGGTGTATTTTTTAATGCGTCCGCTATTCCTGTTACATCAATTACATACTCTGGTGTTACAATTACTGTTACTACAGTTCAACCACATGGATTAACAGCAGGTAATCTAATATACATAACAAATACAACAGCATCTACCAATGCTCCTAACGGATCTTGGGTTGTTTCACAAATTGTTAGTCCTACAATATTCAGTTTTCAAGCAGTAAACACACCAACTGGCAGTATTGCTGGCGTTACTGCATTCCCGCACACTTATACTACCGCAAATACATTATACATTCGTAACGAAAATCAACTTGTGCATAGACCACAAGATGGTGGTGTAAGATTCTCACTTGGTAGTTCAAGTAATGGATATCAACTTATTCGTCAGACAAGACGTTATTTCCGATATCAATCTGGTAAGGGGATACAGTTCTCTACTGGTACAATTTTAAAACCAACTTTCCAAGTCGATGAGTTAAATGCTGTTGGTACATTAATTACGGTAACAACAAAAGAACCACATAATTTGAATCCAGGTGTTTCTGTAACAATTTCTGGAGCAACAGATTCAGCATACAATGGAACAAGACTTGTTGTTGATGTAATTGATGATTTTAGATTTACTTACACTGCTCTTTCCGCTCCATCAGGATCTGGTTCTTTTAATGCCGAGGCAAGTAACGCTACTGGAGCAATTAGTGGCACAACATTAACGATTACTGTCGCACCATCATCAGGTAATTTTGCAATTAATCAGACAATTACAGGAACTGGTGTTGCTGCAGGAACTGTTATTACAGCTTTCTTAACAGGATCTGGTGGTGCTGGAACATATGAAGTTAATCAATCCCAAACTGTTTCTTCAACAACAATTTCTGGTAGTAATATAGTTGCTAGTGGTGATAAAGTTGTCGTTGTTGCTAATCAATGGAGAGGTTCTTCTATTCGAGCAGGTATGTTTGATGAAGCAAATGGATTTTTCTTTGAATTTGATGGTCAGCAATTATATGCATGCCGTAGAAACAGCACAACACAGTTATCTGGTTATGTTAACGTAACACAAGGTAGTAATGTAATAACTTCTGTTGCTGCTTCTTCCTTTGGTTCAGAAAAAAGAACTAAGTTTAGAAATCAACTAACACCTGGTGATAAAATTGTAGTTAAAGGGACAGTTTATACTGTAAATCACATAAACTCTAACTACTCAATTAATATTTCTCCAGAGTATAAAGGACAAACATTATCTGGTAATAATTACGCAAATATATCAAAGGTTATTACTAGAAAAGATCCACAATCATCGTTTAATATTGATCGTTGCGATGGTACAGGTCCAAGTGGATTTAATGTAGATTTATCTAAAATGCAAATGCTATATGCAGATTATGCGTGGTATGGAGCTGGCGCTATTAGATATGGATTTAAAGATCAAACAGGCAACATATTCTACTGTCATAGAATTACTCACAGTAATTTAGAAACAGAAGCATATTTACGTTCTGGTAATTTACCAGCAAGATATGAAGTTGCTACTGATTGGGCTAGGTGTAAACTACGTGGTTCTATCGCTGATGCTGAAGTTACATCAATTACTGTTGATACAACTGCGGAGTTTCCTTCTTCTGGTGTATTACTAATTGCTGATCCAAATGATTCTTCAAATGGTAGATATGAAACAATTGAATACTCGGGAAAAACAGCAACAACATTTACTGGCTTAAAACGTGGTGGTGCTGTATCTGGTGCTCTTGGTTACGCAACTTCAGTTGCTTCCATAACAACAATTAAAAACAGCAATAATTTAACTACACCAAGCGCAATTACTAATGTGCGTATTGGACAATACATAGCAGGAACAGGTATTCCCAATGATGCTTTTGTTACATCTATTACTTCTGGAACGCCAAATATTATTGAAATAAGTAGGGCAGCAACTGCATCATCTGGCGCTTCACCAATTACACTAACTTTATATCCTCTTGGTTCTACGAACGCTAACGCACGTGTTCATACTTATTCTTCTTCTGGCGAATCACCAGAAATTCCAATTTTCTTATATTCTCCTCAAGTAGGTATGGCAGCAAATCACTGGGGAACAGCTGTTATAATGGATGGTCGTTTTGATGACGATAAATCTTTCGTGTTTACGCAGGGTATGCCATCTATTGTTCCTGTTTCTGCTACTGCTCCTATTGCCCTTATGAGTCTTCGTGTTGCTCCAACAGTCGATTCTGGTGTGACAGGTATTCTTGGCGCTAAAGAAGTTATTAATCGTATGCAGTTAACACTTAGTTCTCTTGGTATTACAACTAACGGAGCGTTTTTCGTTCGTCTTGTGTTAAATCCAAGATTTGTTGTTTCTGGTATTGGTTCTGGAATAAGTTCGCCATTACTAACATTCCAACCAGTTGGTGGATCAAGTCTCTCGCAAGTTTGTTTCCACTCTGTTGCTCCATCTGGTGCTGCAACAACATCAACACAGGTGTTTGCTCTTGGTGGTGAAACAGTTTATGCGTTTTATACAGAACAAGGTGGTGGTGCATTGAACTATACTGTTACTACAGTAGACTTAAATAAAGTGCGTGATCTGGGTAACTCTATTCTTGGTGGTGGCACACAAAACTCTTTATTGAGCGAAAGATATAATAACATTTATCCTGATGGACCAGATATATTAACAGTTGTTGTTCAGAACGTGCTTTCTCCTGTGCCGCAAACTGCTCTTGGAACTGTTAATGTAACTAATGGTCAATCTGTTGTAACTGTTACAGATTCTTCAAGAGTTGATGTTGGGCATATCGTAACAACAACAGGTAGCGGAAGTGGATTACCACTCGGTTCATTTATTCGTACTGTTGTTCCTGGTACAACGACAACAACATTAAACATGTCAAAACTAAACACAACTGGCTCAGCAGGTTCATTTATATTAAGTCCGCCTTCGAACATTGCTGCTCGTATGTCATGGACAGAAGCGCAGGCGTAAAAAATGGCTGCTCCTATAACAAGAGATCAGTTTACAGATTATTGTTTGCGCAAGTTGGGCGCACCTGTAGTCGAGATAAACGTAGATGATGATCAAGTATCAGATCGTATTGACGAGGCTCTACAATATTACAACGAATATCATTACGATGGTGTTGAAAGAATATACCTTAAACACCAGGTAACTTCTAATGATATTAACAATGGATATTTACCACTAACAGATTTAATTATTGGTGTCCGTAATATATTTCCAATTTCTGGAGACAATGTAACTGGTTCTGATGGTTTGTTTAATCTGCAGTATCAACTACGTCTTAACGATCTCTATGATTTGACAAATGTAAGTTTGGTGTATTATAATACAGTTCGTAATTATCTCGCTGAATTAGATTTGTTATTAAATGGAACAAAACCATTAAGATTTAACAAACATCAAAACAGATTGTATATTGATATGGATTGGACAACTGATGTTCAAGTTGGACAATTTGTAATTGTAGATTGTTATCGTGCGCTAGATCCACAAACATGGGCTGATGTATGGAATGATATGTGGTTAAAAAGATACGCAACTGCTCTAATTAAAAAACAATGGGCGACTAATATTAAAAAGTTCTCTGGTTTGCAGCTTCCAGGTGGTGTAACATTAGATGGTGATAAATTATATGAAGAAGCATCTGATGAATTAAAAGAACTCGAAGATCAAATGCAAACCAATTACTCATTACCACCAGATTTCATGATAGGATGAAATGGCAAGAAATGTATATTTCACGCAGGGAACAAAGAACGAGCAATGGCTACTTGAAGACATAATAATTGAGTCTCTAAAAATATATGGTCAAGACGTTTATTATATCCCTCGAACATTAGTAAACAAGGACATAGTTCTTGGTGAGGATGTTCTCAGCACATTTGATTCTGCCTATGAAATTGAAATGTATTTTGAGGATGTGGATGATTTCCAAGGACAAGGAACATTTCTACAAAAATTTGGTATTGAGATAGAAAAATCTGCTACTCTTGTTGTTGCTCGTCGTAGATGGGAGCAATTAATCAGCAGAATTCAAGTTGGTCGCATATTAACAAGACCAGCAGAGGGTGATCTAATATATTTCCCACTTACTAAAAAATTATTTGAGATTAGATTCGTTGAGCACGAAGATCCATTCTATCAAATCGGTAAACTCTACACATATAAGTTAAGAATAGAAACATTCCAGTACGCAAGCGAAAGAATAAACACTGGTATTAGTGAAATTGACGCAATAGAAGCAAATTACACATACGACCAACTTGGTTATGAGCTGCTTATGGAAGATCCTCAGGGAGTAAATATCAGAATCGGCGATGAAGATAGAGACGAGGATTATTATTCTCAAGAGTTAGCGACCGATGATACACCAGAAGATTATTCTGATGGTAAAACATATGATGATATATCTAGATCTTCAGGACTAATCGATTTTGATGAAAGAAATCCATTCGGAGAAGTAAATGCTTAATCATGGACATTTTTACCACGCTACAGTAAGAAATAGTATTATTTGCTTTGGCAAATTGTTTAATCAAATGTACATTAAGCGTGATGACTCTAGCAATGTAGAAACTCAGTTTATAAAAGTTCCAATAACATATGGTCCAAAAGAAAAGTGGTTGGTTCGAAGCGAAACTGATCCAAATCTTGATAAACCAGTAGAAATTGTTCTACCAAGAATGTCGTTTGAGATAAACGACTTTCAGTTTGACACACAAAGAAAATTAAATTCTCTTACTGAACTTATTGTTGAAAATCCACAAGACAGAACAAAACAGAGAAAACAGTTTGCGCCTATTCCATACAACTTAGGAATAACACTATACATTATTTCTAAAACACAAGAAGATGCGCTGCAGATATTAGAGCAAGTATTACCATTCTTTACTCCAGCATATAACCTTACTGTAAATTTAAATCCAGATATGGGTTATTCGTTTGATGTTCCGACTATCTTAAATTCTGTTTCATTAAACGATGAATATGATGGCCAGTTCGAGATTAAAAGAACTGTGCTTTATACTTTACAGTTTACAATGAAAACACAAATGTTTGGACCTGTACAAGAATCTGCTGTTATTCGCACTTCGATTGCTAAAATTAAAGAAGAAACTGTAGTTCCAACAACTGGTGAAACAGTAGTTAAAAATGTTCAAACATATACAGCGCAGGTTTCGCCATCAACAACAATAAACACAACCCCAATTCCACTTACAACAGATGAGTGGGATTTTGATTTTGACGATGCCTAAACTATCTGAAAATTATAATGCGAATGTAAACTTAAAAACAGTTGGCGTAGATATTCAATATACGCAGGAACAAGTTCAAGAGTACATTAAATGTTCACAGGATCCAATATATTTTATTGATAATTATTGTTATATTGTTACTCTTGACTCTGGTTTACAGCTCTTTAAACTTTATGACTGCCAAAAAGAAAAAATAAAAGTAATTCATGAGAATCGCAAAGTCATTCTTATGGAGGGTCGTCAGCAAGGCAAAACAACAACTGCTGCAGCATATATTCTTTGGTACACTATTTTCAATCAAAGCAAAACAGTAGCAATTTTAGCAAACAAAGCAACAACTGCTAGAGAAATATTGTCACGCTACCAACTGATGTATGAGAACATCCCAATCTGGATGCAACAAGGTGTAAAAACTTGGAACAAAGGTGATATAGAGTTAGAAAATGGAAGTAAAGTATTTACTGCTGCTACAACTAAATCGGGTATTCGTTCTAAGTCTGTTAACCTACTATACATTGACGAAGCTGCGATTATTCCAAACAATATCGCAGAAGAATTTTTTACATCAGTATACCCAACTATTTCTGCTGGTAAAACTACCAAAATTCTAATGACATCAACACCATTAGGATATAATCATTTCTGGAAATTTTGGAATGATGCGGAAAATAATCGTAATGATTTTATCCCATTGTTTGTGCCATATTGGAAAATTCCTGGACGTGATGAGAAATGGGCAGCTGAACAGAAAGCAACACTTGGCGAACTTAAATACAACCAAGAGGTTTTGTGTAAATTCCTTGGTTCATCGCTAACACTTATTGCTGCTGATATTATTGCTCAAATGTCACCAGCTACATATCTATACAGAAAAGATGGGTTAGATGTTATTGAGGCGCCAAATAAAGAGCGAGTTTATGTTTTGGTTGCTGACACAGCAAAAGGTGTAAATGGCGACTATTCAGCATTTACAGTTATTGACATTACAGAAGCACCTTACAAAGTTGTGGCTAAATATAGAGACAATAAGATAAGTCCATTGCTATATCCAAACGTAATTGCTAAGGTCGGTAAAGACTATAATGATGCTTACGTTCTTGTTGAATTAAATTCTAGCGAGCAGGTTCCATATATTTTACATGAAGAACTACAGTATGAGAATTTGATTTTCGTAAATAGAACTATGGATGGGCAGGTTGTTTCTGGTGGTTTCGGTGGTGGTAAAACGCAGTTCGGTGTGCATACTGATAAGAAGGTAAAGCGTACTGGATGTCAGAATTTTAAAGCATTGGTTGAAGAGAAAAAACTTCTTATTCAAGATATTGATATTATTTCAGAAATGTCAACATTTATTGAGGTAAGGGGTTCTTATGAGGCAGATGATGGTTACAATGACGATTTGGTTATGACACTGGTTCTGTTCTCTTGGTTAACTGCTCAGTCATATTTTAAAGACCTAAATGATGTAAATATGCGACAATTAATGTACCAAAATAAAATGAAACAAATTGAGGAAGAACTAACACCATTTGGTTTTATAGACGATGGCATACCAGAAAATGTGGTCCAAAACTTCTGAAAATGTCAAAATACTAAATAATAGGATGAAACTCAGGTTGTTAATAACAACGTATAATCGTATCAAGGAGACATAGCCATGCCATTTCAAGTTTCTCCAGGAGTTGCCGTAGTAGAGAAAGATCTTTCTCTCGTAATTCCTCAAATTGCAGCTTCAATCGGTGCAACAGCAGGATTTTTCCGCTGGGGTCCAGTTGAGCAACCAATTACAATTGCTAATGAGGGTGAATTAGCAAATATATTTGGAAAACCAGTTGGTGTAAGCGACTTTATTGCTCGTTCTTTCTACACTGCATCTAATTTCTTATCCTACTCAAACAACATGGTTGTTGTTCGAGCAGTTCCAACAACAACATCAATATCCGACGCAAAAAATGCGCTGTCTGAAGACGTAGCTGCTCTTGTTATCAAAAATACTGATGAATATGTAGGAAATTTTAGTACTTACACAGCAACAAACGTAGCATTTGCTGCAAAATATCCAGGATCTTTAGGAAATACATTAAAAATTTCTGTTTGCGATGCTGACTCGTTCAACACTACTGCTACAGGTACTATCGCTGCTGCTCAAACAACTACAGCATTGTCAATTACTGGTGGTGCTATCACCACTCAGGCTGCTGTTGGTTCTAAAGTATTGTTCTGGTCTGCCGCAGCTGGTACTGGTACATTGTTGGGATCTTCAACAATTGCTTCCATTACTTCAGCAACTGCTGCTACATTGTCTAGCAACCCAGCTATTGCTTCTGGTATCGTGTCTATCACATTCCGTTGGGAATACTATGATGATTTCGTGTCAGCCCCAGGAACATCAACATATCTGACATCACAAGGTTTATCTTCTGCAAAAGATGAAATGCATATTGTAGTAGTTGATCGTCTCGGTCAATTTACTGGCGTTCAAGGAGCAGTTCTTGAAAAATTTACTGCTGTTTCTAAAGCAGCAGATGCTGTTTTAACAGACGGATCATCAAACTATTTTAAAACATTAATTAATCGCAGCTCAGATTATATTTGGGTTATGAAAGATTTAGATGACACAATTACAGCAACAGCAGGTGTGTATTCTTCAGCTGACTTAAATACTGCTTCTGCAGCTGCTTATGGTGTAAATGTTGCAACAAATGGTATGGGAGCTAATACTGTGTTTATTACACATAAGCGTCCATATACTGTGACCATGGGTTACAATCTTACACAAGCAACTGGCGCATTGGCTCTAATGTCAACAGGTAAAGGTGCTGATGGTTACACAATCTCAGACAATGCCCATACAGCAGCAGTTAAATCAGGTTTACAAATAGCATTTGGTTTATTTGCCAATACCGAAAATATTGATGTTGGTTTAATTGCTCTTGGCGAAGTTGAGTCTGTTGTAGCAAAATATGTAATCTCCAACGTCGCTGAAGTCCGCAAAGATTGTTTAGTTTTCGTTTCTGCTGTAAAAGACAGTGGTACTGCTTTAACAATCGTAACTAAATCATCAGATTTCACAGGTTTAATTGATTATAGAACAGCAGCTTCTAACTCTGTAAATACTTCAACATCATATGCAACAATGGACAGTGGTTACAAATATATGTATGATAAGTATAACGATAAGTACATCTATGTTCCATTAAATGGTGACGTCGCAGGTTTATGCGCAAGAACTGATTTTACAGCTGATCCATGGTATTCTCCTGGTGGCTACAATCGTGGTATCATTAAGAATGTTGTTAAACTTTCTTACAACCCAAGTCAAACAGAGCGTGATACATTGTATAAGAATGGTATCAATCCAGTTGCTACATTCCCAGGACAAGGAACAGTATTGTTCGGCGATAAAACAATGTTGGCTAAGCCAAGCGCATTCGATCGTATTAACGTGCGTCGTCTGTTTATCGTTCTTGAGAAGTCTATCTCTACAGCTGCTAAATTCCAGTTGTTCGAGTTTAACGATACGTTTACACGTGCTCAGTTCCGTAACTTAGTAGAGCCATTCCTGCGTGATGTTCAGGGTCGCCGTGGTATATACGATTTCCGTGTTGTATGCGATGAATCAAATAACACTGGTGAAATTATTGACACTAATCAATTTATAGCAGATATCTTCATCAAGCCAGCTCGTTCTATCAACTTTATTACTCTAAACTTTATTGCTGCTAGAACAAGTGTGAACTTTGAAGAGATTGGTGCTTAATCCTAAATAAAAAGAAACAGGAGAAAAATTAAATGGCAAATATTGACGCATTTAAAGCCAATCTAATCGGTGGTGGCGCTCGCGCAAATCAGTTCTTTGTTCAATTAGCATTCCCGAGCTATGTTGCTGGTGGAGCGCTGTTAGCAGCAAAAGGACAGTTTATTTGTAAAGGCGCACAGCTTCCCTCATCAACAATTGATAATACACCTACGTTTTTCCGTGGGCGACAAGTTAATATGGCTGGTGAAAGAACTTTCGCACCATGGACAGTTACTATTATTAACGACAACGATTTTGCATTAAGAAATGCATTTGAATCTTGGTCTAATGGTATGAATGATGTTGCAAATAACACTGGACGAATTCGTCCTGCTGAATATCAAGCTGATTTAGATGTTTATCAACTTGATCGTAATGGTAATCCAATTAAACATTATAAATTTGTTAATGCATTTCCAACAGAAATTTCAGCGATTGAATTAAATTTTGATACAAACAATCAGATTGAAGAATTTACTGTAACATTCCAGTACAATTACTGGACATCTGAGACAAGCACTCAGGGTAGATTAATCAGCGGTGGTGTGAATATTAACATAGGTGGTATCAATATTCCTACATCAATCTGATGTAAACTTGTGAGGTTATTTTATGCAATTTTTTGGTTTTGAAATAAAACGTAAAAAGGACTCATTACCAATTGAATCGGTGGTATCACCAACAATTGATGATGGGTCCACACTCGTATCTACAGCAGCAGGTTATTATGCGCAAACTATTAATATGGATGCGGTTATTAATAACGAGAACGATCTTCTAAGAAAATACAGAGAAATCTCTGGGTTTCCAGAAGTTGATGCTGCTATCGAAGATATTCTTAATGAGGCAATTATTGTTGAAGACAATGAGCCTCCCGTATCATTAGACCTTAAGGATCTAAAGGTATCTGAAAATATTAAGAAAAAACTTACTGAGGAATTTGAAACTGTATTAGATCTCTTAGGTTTTGGTGAGAGAGGTCATGATATTTTCCGTCTTTGGTATGTTGATGGACGCATCCATTACCAAGTATTGATTGACGAAAAAGATGTAAAGTCAGGAATTAAAGAACTGAGATACATCGATTCAATGAAAATTCGTAAAATAAAAGAAGTAAAAAAAGAACGAGATAAAAAAACAGGATTAGAAACTGTAAAAGAAGTGCAAGAGTACTATGTTTACAACGAGAAAGGTATTTCCTCTGCTAATTCTCAAGGTGTTAAGTTAAGTAAAGACAGTGTTGTATACTGTAACTCTGGTTTAATCGATCAGGCTCTTAACATGGTTCTTAGCCATTTACACAAAGCAATTAAACCAGCCAATCAATTAAAGATGATTGAAGATTCGCTGGTTATCTATCGTGTTTCTCGTGCGCCAGAGCGTCGTATATTCTATATCGATGTTGGTAATTTACCCAAAATTAAAGCAGAACAGTATGTTCGTGATATTATGAACAAGTATCGTAATAAACTTGTTTATGATGCAAATACTGGAGAAATTAAAGACGATCGTAAGCATATGTCTATGCTTGAAGATTTCTGGATGCCACGTCGTGAGGGTGGTAAAGGAACAGAAATTACAACTTTACAGGGTGGACAAAATCTTGGCGAGTTGGCTGATGTAAAATATTTTAAAGACAAATTATATGAGTCTTTAAATGTTCCAAAAAGCAGAATGCAACAAGATCAAACAGCTTTTAATCTTGGTCGCTCAGCAGAAATTTCAAGAGATGAAGTTAAGTTTGCAAAATTTATCAACAGATTGCGTGTGCGTTTTTCGCTACTATTCTCTGAAATCTTAAGGACCCAACTTATACTCAAGGGAATCATTAGAGAAGATGAGTGGGATGAATTTGATAAAAAAATTAAATACCATTTCAAAATTGACAATCATTACGCTGAACTAAAAGAGAACGATATATTTACTGGAAGATTGGCAATGCTTCAACAAGTTGACCCATTCGTTGGAAAATATTATTCTAAACAATACGTCCAGGATAATATTCTTAAACTTGCAGAAGAAGATATGCAAAGAATTGAGAAAGAGATTGAGCAAGAAAAAGGGCAACAATACGTTGACGCTGATCATTTGGGAACAATTGCTGGTGTAACACAAACTGCTCAACAAACTTATCTTGCTGCAAATGCTCCGCCTGAAACTCAAGAAGCACCAACATCAAATACACAATAAGGAATAATTATGGCAAACGAACAAATTATTGATTTAATCGACAATATTGTAAACGACAATGCAGTTGAATCAGAAAAAGCATTTAACTCTATTATGGCAGATAAAATAGCCGATAGATTACAAGATTATAGAAAAGAAGTAGCATCAACATTCTTTAACACGGCTGAGCAACAGGAAACAGAGGCAGAAACTCAAGAAAATGCAGCTGGCTAATTTTTTATCTAAGATCCACACTGTCAAAGGCAATTACGGAAAAGTTGTCAGTGTCGCATCGTATTATGATAAAGAGATTATCATAAATGATAAAGAAGAGTATTTTGTTGATGGTATAAAATTAGAGCAGAAGTTTGAAAACTTAGAGGAAGTCAAATCATACATTGATATACAAGAAGAAGCATTTAAAACCAAAGTAGAATTATACGAAAATATATCTGATACCAAAGTTGCTTCGATTATTAGAAAACATACAGAAATAAAGATAACAAATCATCTCATTGAACATTATATACATACAGCTTCCTCTAAGTGTTTTACAGTTGATCCAATTATCTTAGAGATGAGAATGACCAATAAACTGGACTCTGAGATTAGTGGTAAAATAGTTTTTAGATTAGATGACGGTAAACAGGTCGCATTATCAGAGCAAACTCTTGAGAAAATTGCGAATTTACTAAATAATATGGAAATAAAAGATCAAACGATTGACTTTATGAGAAAAAGTCAAGAAAATTTTCTCTCAGTTATAAGAATAGTATAGGAAAACTAACATGGCAGCAACAAAAACCGTAGTTAGAAATAACATCAATAAATGCTTAATCCGCATTGTTGGCACAACAGCTGCAGATACCTCAACAGTTGATTTAGATGTCGACTGTCTTGGATCTTTTGAAGCATTAACTGTTGGTGGAACAGTAGCTGTAAATATCGCAAAAGTAAAAGCGAGCACTGGTAATAGTATTACTCTTGTTCGTAATGGCGTTACAGTCGCATCATTATATGGCTCAGATATTTTAGATGAAGCTGATTGGGTAATTACTGATCAAAATACACATGACATCGTTGTTACATTTGTCGGTGGCGGAGGAATGGTGTTGCTTGAACTAACAAAAGTTAGTGGATTCTCGCCTGAGTTTGAGCCAGGATCTTTTGGTGGTGGTGATAACATTAACGCAGTGGGGTCATAAGCCATGAGACTAATTAGAGAACAAGTAACAGAAACAAAATTTATTGTTGAAGAAAAGCTCGGTAAAGGAAAACAGTATTTTATCGAAGGTATATTTCTTCAATCAGAACTAAAAAATCGTAATGGACGCATGTATCCAGAATCAATTATGGATAGAGAAGCGTCTCGTTACATAACAGAATATGTAGAAAATAATCGTGCTTACGGAGAACTAGGTCATCCAGATACACCGACAATTAATCTTGATCGTGTATCCCATTTGATTGTAGATTTACGTAAAGAAGGTACAAACTACATTGGTAAGGCAAAGATTTTAGAAACCCCAATGGGTGCTATTGCTCGTGGTCTTTTAGAGGGTGGCGCAAGTCTTGGTGTTTCTAGTAGAGCACTTGGTTCTTTAAAAGAGGACAAAGATGGTGTTCAAATCGTTCAAGACGACTTTATGCTGTCAACTGCAGCTGATATCGTAGCCGACCCATCGGCTCCAGATGCTTTCGTTCGTGGCATTATGGAAGGAAAAGAGTGGGTTTATGTTGATGGAAAATTTGTGGAGAGACATATTGAAGAGACAAAGAGGGCAATCCAAAAGGTTTCCTCTCGTAACTTAAACGAGCAAATGCTCAAAGAATTTAAAAAATTCTTGATGAAATTGTAATTTTTATAAATAAATTTATCGAAAATAAATCGGACATAACCTATTCAAACAGGAGATAAACATGTCAGTTGAAAAGAAAATAGCTGAGTTGCTTGCGGAGTCTGAAAAACTACGTCAGCAAGAAGAACAAATTGAGGATATCGTTGAGGAAATTAACGAAGAATCAGAAGAGCAACTCGATGAGGGTGCTGCCGAAACAATCAAAATGAAAGGCAGTGCTGGTAGCGAGGGCGACAATCCAGACAATAAGAAAAACCAAGGAACAGAAAAGCCAGCTGTTACAACAAGCAAGGCGAAAGATCCAGCACCAGGAGCAGCAATGAAAGAAGAAATTACAGTCGATGTTACTGATGATGTAGCTGCATTGGTAGAAGGCGAGGAGTTGTCAGAAGAATTTAAAACAAAAGCTGCAACAATTTTTGAAGCAGCAGTTGTTACAAGAGTCAAGGCTGAATTAGCCAAGATTCAAGAGCAGTATGACGCACAACTCGTAGAAGAGTTTGAGCAGATTAAAGAGGGTCTAGTTGAAAAGGTTGATGGATATCTCGGTTATATTACCGAGCAGTGGATGAAACAAAATGAGATTGCCCTTGAAGGTGGTATGAAAGCAGAATTAGCAGAGTCATTTATCCAAGGTATGAAGACATTGTTCGAAGAGCATTATGTTGATGTACCAGCAGAGAAATATGATGTGCTTGGTTCACTTGAAGAGAGAGTTGCAGAACTCGAAGGCAAGTTGAATGAGTCTGTAAATACCAATATTGAAATGCAAAAGAAAATTGCAGAATATGATAGAGAGCAAATTGTTGCTGAACTCTCAGATGGCTTAACAGCTACTGAAGAAGAAAAGTTTGCAACATTGGCATCAGAAATTGTTTACGAATCAGCTGACCAGTATAAAGGTAAGCTACAAACTATTCGTGAATCATATTTCACAAAAGCAGCACCTGTAGCGAAAGATACAGTTGCAGCAGAAGAGCCAGTTGGTGATCAGAAAGTAATTTCTGAGCAAATTGCTCACTATGCGTCTGCATTGGCAAAACTTAAGAAATAACCTTTTCAGGAGAAAAATAACATGTCAACAATGTTAAGAGAAGATCTCGTTAAAAAATGGGCACCCGTCCTTGAGCACGAGACAATGGATCCAATTAAGGATCAGTATCGTAAAGAAGTTACTGCTGTTCTTTTAGAGAATCAACAAAAGTCTCTATCAGAAGAGCGTGCTGCTCTTTTCGAAGCAGTTCCAACAAACGCCAACTATAATGGCTCAACAACAAACCCAGACACAGGTGGTGTTGCTAAGTATGATCCAATCTTGATCAGCTTGGTACGTCGTGCTGCTCCACAAATGATCGCTTATGATGTTTGCGGTGTTCAGCCAATGACAGGTCCAACAGGTCTAGTGTTTGCAATGAAAGCACGTTATGGTACACAAGGTGGTACTGAGGCAGGCTACAACGAAGCAAATGCTGAGTTCTCAGGTGGCGACTTAGGTACAGACACCAACCAGACAGCAATCTCTGGTTCTAACTGGTTCTCAACAGCTAATGCTCCAGGTGGTATGACCACACAACAGGCTGAAGGTGGTCACAGTGCTTCTTCATCTGTTGCTCCAGCAGCAGTTGGTCCTGGTTCTTCAACTTTCAACGAAATGGCTTTCTCAATCGAGAAGACCAGCGTTACTGCAAAGTCACGTGCTTTGAAAGCTGAGTACTCAATCGAATTAGCACAAGACTTGAAAGCAGTTCATGGTCTTGACGCTGAGTCAGAGTTAAGCAATATCCTCTCAACAGAAATTCTTGCTGAGATCAATCGCGAAGTTATCCGTACAATTTATTACACAGCTAAGAGCGGTGCAGCATCTGGTACAGTAACAACAGCAGGTGTGTTCGATCTTGATACAGATGCTAACGGACGTTGGTCAGTTGAGAAATTTAAGGGTCTGTTGTTCCAAATCGAGCGTGATGCGAACGTAATCGCACAAGAGACACGTCGTGGCAAAGGTAACTTCATCATCTGCTCTTCAGATGTTGCAAGTTCTTTAGCAATGGCTGGTGTTCTTGACTACGCTCCTGCTTTGAACACAAACTTAAATGTTGATGACGCAGGTTCAACATTCGCTGGTGTTCTAAATGGACGCTATCGTGTTTACATCGATCCATATGCAGCCAATGGTGGCGCTAATGACCAATTCTACGTAGTTGGTTACAAAGGTTCTAGCGCATTCGACGCTGGTATCTTCTACTGCCCATACGTTCCTCTACAAATGGTTCGTGCTGTAGATCCAAATACATTCCAACCAAAGATTGGTTTCAAGACACGCTACGGCATGATCGCGAACCCATTCGCACGTGGAACTACATTAGCAACATCAATCGGTTCAAACGAGAACGTCTACTATCGTAGAGTTCGTGTTCAGAACATTATGTAATTGATGAAGCTGACGTAAGATCAGTATTTGACAGAGCCACCTTCGGGTGGCTCTTTTTCATTGAATAAATATATGCATGGAAGACAATAATGTTAAGATCATAGTCATTTCAGAACTTCTCGAAACTCGCGAGAGAAAAGAGAAGGAGCTGCAGTATTACCATGAACAATTAAGAGAACTGCAGTTAAGAATGTCTTACGTCCAAGCTGAAATACATTTAACAACTAAAATTATTCATATGATTGAACATGAAAAGATAGTTGATATAAAGAAACATTTAACACAGAAAGAAAAATAATGGCATATGTAGCGCAAGAATGGAAAACTAGAATTCCAGAAAACATGAATCCTCTTTCGCCATCAGGTTTCAAGTTTTTAATTAACAAACTACCAAAAATGCATTTTTATTGCCAGACGGTAAATCTTCCTGGAATCATACTGGGAGAACCAGAGTATGCTACGCCATTTAGTAATATTCCTATCCCAGGAGAAAAATTGTCATTTGGTGATCTAACTCTCCAGTTCCTTGTTGATGAAACTTTAGAAAATTATCAATCGATTCAAAGATGGTTGTTCGGACTAGGTTTTCCAAAAGAATATAGTCAATACATTGACTTTATTAACAGCGACACGATTACTGCAGGTCCTAATTCCGAATTATCAAGAAACTATTCAGATGCTTCGCTTTTTATCTTGACAAATAATAACACTGAGAGTAAACTATTATCGTTCAAGAATGTTTTTCCAACATCATTAGAAAGTTTAACTTTTACTGGTATTGACAATGACATTCAATATCTCGTAGGACAAGTTACATTTAAATACTCATACTACGATTTCGAATAATTATTACTTGGAGTTGTTATGAATCTTGAAGAATTAATGCAACAATGGGAACACGACAGTAAAATTGATGACAATCACCTCGGAGAAGCATCAACAGAATCACCAAACTTGCATAGCAAATATATTAACACTATGGTATCTTACAAATTAAAACTTGCTAAGATACGTGGTGATTATAATCTACTCAGAAAAACCAAATTTCGCTATTATCGTGGCGAATTATCAAGACAAGAATTAGAAGATCTTGGATGGCAGCAGTGGCAAGGTGTTAAACCACTTAGGAATGAGATGGATGAGTTTCTTCAGGGAGATACTGATCTTGTTCAGATGGAACAAAAAGTGGAATACTTAAATACTATTGTTTACTTCTTAGAAGAAGTGTTAAGACAAATACGTCAGCGTGACTGGCAAATTAGAACTGCTGTTGACTGGAAAAAGTTTCTAGTAGGAATGTAATGAAAATATACGTTGAACAAGTTGATGATGTTAATGTTCGTGTTTTCTCTGAAGATAGTATCGAAAAAGAGATAAGTAATTTCTTCACATTTGAAGTTCCTGGTGCAAAATTTATGCCAGCATACAAAGCGAGGTTATGGGATGGAAAAATTAGACTTTACGACTTACAAAGAAAAACGCTATACGCTGGACTCAAAAACTATGTTGAGGAGTTTGCGAGAAGAAATGAATACCAATATCAAGAGTTGGCAAGCGCAGATTATAAGCCAGTGCAACTCAACAACTACACTTATGAACAAGTCGAAGGATATGCCGATTCTCTTAATCTCTCTGCTAGGGGAAACCCAATTGAGGTTCGAGACTATCAGATCGACGCAATTCAAAAATCTATAAACACGAATCGTACTTTACTATTATCACCAACAGCATCAGGTAAATCTCTTATAATATATTCAATTATGCGCCACCATGTAAGTGAAGGGCGCAAGTGTATTCTTATTGTTCCAACTACGTCTCTTGTTGAACAAATGTATACTGACTTTGAAGATTACTCATTTGAGAATGGATGGAGAGTAGATAAACATTGTCAAAAACTTTACTCTGGTTTCACAAAAGAGTTTAGTAAAGATGTACTAATTACCACATGGCAGTCTATTTACAAACAACCACGTAATTGGTTTGATCAATTTCAGGTTGTGTTTGGTGATGAAGCGCACCAGTTTAAAGCCAAATCATTATCAACTGTTATGGAAAAGATGGGAAAAATTCCATATCGTATCGGCACAACAGGAACAATCGATAATAAGCAGGTACATCGCTTAGTTCTAGAGGGACTGTTCGGTCCAGTTCACAAAGTAACAACAACTAAAGAACTAATGGACACAGGAAGAGTAGCGAAACTAAATATTAATTGTCTACTACTAAAATACTCAGAAGAAACGTGTAAAGAACGCAAGAATAATTTATACCAAGAAGAGATGGATTTTCTGGTCTCTCATCAGAAACGTAATCGTTTCATTAAAAATCTTGCCCTATCTCTTACAGGAAATACTTTAATATTATTTCAGTATGTAGAAAAACATGGTAAAGTTTTGCACGAATTGTTTGGTGATCAAACTGATCGCGAACTGGCAATAGTTCACGGAGATGTTGATGTTACTGTGAGAGAACAGATACGCAAGAGGGCAGACAAACAAGATAACATGATTATTTTAGCATCTTTCGGCACATATTCAACAGGGGTGAACATACCCTCAATCGAGAATATTATTTTTGCATCGCCGAGCAAATCAAGAATTAGAAATTTACAGTCAATTGGTCGTGGGTTGAGGCTGAAAGATGGAAAGACCACATGCACTTTGTATGATGTTGCTGATGATCTATCGTACAAATCATGGAAAAACCACACATTAAATCATTTCCTAGAGCGTGTTAAACTATACTCTGAAGAGAAGTTTAATGTAAAAATATCGGAAGTAAACCTGTAATGGATTATAGAATATTAGGAAAGAACAATGGGGAAAGTATGTTTTGTATTGTGTTGAAAGAAACGCAAGACGAGATTATGGTAATGTTTCCTATGACAATTGAAAAGCATGTAATACCAATCGGACCAACAACAATCAGAGAAACATACTCTGCATCACAGTTATGTCCTTTCAGTGATGATAAAATCTTTACATTTTACAAACCAGAATTGCTTTACATCAAACCACTAAGTAAAGATGCTATACCATTTTATGTTAATATGATAAATAGACACGAGAGTTTAGAAACGATGAAGCGATATAACATTGAAAGTTTGGTTCAAAGCGATGAGGTCTTAAATCAGATTGAAGATATTAATGACAAAGTAGAAGTAATAAAGCAGTTTCTTTCTGAGCACGAAGAGAGCGAAGAAGAAGAAATCCCTTCTGTCAAGGGAAATAAAACAATGCATTAATATCAAACCCCACATCGTTATTTTACAACACAATGAATTTTATAGCAAATAAATTTGACACTTTTTTAAAAAAATAGTATAATCTTTATATTATAACTAATAACACTGAGGATATTATGGCATCATCTCATTATGTAAATAACGCAGACTTTCTTGCTGCTATAAAAGAATATAGAATATCTGTTGAAGAAGCAGAATCTTCTGGCAAAGAAAAACCCCGTGTTCCTGAATATATTGGGGAATGTCTACTAAAAATCGCCACACATCTATCCTATAAAAGCAATTTTATCAATTACACATATCGTGAAGATATGATAAACGATGGTGTAGAAAATTGTCTCCAGTATATTGGTAATTTTGATCCCAACAAATCAAGCAATCCCTTTGCTTATTTCACACAAATTATTTACTATGCGTTCATTCGAAAAATCCAAAAAGAAAAGAAACAAACGATAGTCAAGAACAGAATAATTATGGACATGTCATTTGATGAATTCGAATTACAGGCACAAGATGAAGATGGTGAATTTACGAATATGATGATAGATTATTTGCGTAATAATAATGATAAAGAGTATACTATACCAAAGAAGAAGACAAAGAAAAAAGCATCTACTTCTTTAGATGATTTTATGGAGGAAAGCGACAATGTATAAAGTTACATTCTATGCCAGTAACAGCACTTCTGAACAATCAGTTTTGTTTAAATGGTTTAAGACAGCTAATGAGGCATTTGACTATTCTAGACAACTTGGGGATCGTGTTATTGAGACAAAACACTATAATGATCTTGAATCCTTCCCACTACCAGATCTAGACATGTCATGAAAGTTGCGATTATTACAGACCAACATTTTGGCGCAAGAAATGATAGTACAGTATTCTTAGATTTTTTTCAAAAATTTTATGATAATGTTTTCTTCCCAACAATAGAACAACACAAGATAACTACTGTTCTTGTTCTTGGTGACACATTTGATAGACGCAAATATGTAAATTTCTATGCTTTGCAAAGAGCAAAAGAAATGTTCTTTGATAAACTAGCAGAGAAAAATATACAGGTACATATGCTTGCTGGTAATCATGACACATATTATAAGAACACGAATGATGTAAATTCTCCTGATCTATTGCTTCGTGAGTATGACAATATTAATGTGATAGATACACCACAAACAATACACCTAGATTATGGCAATACAGCTGCTGATATACTGATGTTACCATGGATATGCGCCGATAACTATAACCAAACAATGACCGAGATACAGAATACAAGCGCAACACTATGTATGGGGCACTTAGAAATTTCTGGATTCGCAATGTACAGAGGAATGGAATCTTATGAAGGATTGGATAAAAAGACATTTGAGAAGTTTGATCTTGTTTTCTCTGGCCATTATCATCATCGCTCAGACGATGGTCATATTTACTATCTGGGAAACCCATATGAACTCACTTGGCAGGACTATAATGATCCCAGAGGATTTCATTTGTTTGATGTTGGCACAAGAAAACTCGAATTTATCCAGAATCCATATCGTATGTTTGAAAGAATCGAATACAATGACAGAGACGGAGAAATCGACATTGATTCCATTAATCTAAGTGATATGTTCGTTAAGCTGGTTGTTGTAAGCAAAACAGACCACACTAAGTTTGACAAATTTACAACAAAGTTGTATAATAAGGGTTGCCATGATATTAAAATTATTGAAGACATGACAGATTTTGAGTCAGGAACAATTGATGAAACAATTAATCTTGAAGATACAATGTCCGTATTAAGCAGTTTTATTGACTCAGTTGAGACGGAAGCAGACAAAGAGAGAATTAAAACAATGATGAAGACGTTATATACTGAGGCGATTAATCAGGAGGTCGTATGATAATTTCTGACAAACAGTATCAGCATTACGAAAAGATCATGCGAAATTTTATACAAGAGCACTGTATAGTTAAAAAAACAATGCCAGGAAAATTGCCTGGAACAACATATACTTGGATGTTTTATCTACGCAATGGTCTTTTTAATGCGGACTTTCTGCAATATGCCAGTGAAATGATGCTCTACAGACTTTATGAAGAGATTGGTAGTTTTAAATTTCAAATATGTGGCGCAGAGACAGCAGGAACACCTCTCGCAGCTTCGTTACCATTAATTGCGAAAATGAATAATATTCAGCTTGGGTCTTTTGTTGTTCGCAAAGAGCAAAAAAAATATGGTTTGATGAATTGGCATGAAGGTATGGTATTTAAAGACATTCCTTATGTTCTTATTGATGATTTGTGTAATTCATCTATGTCATTAAAACATGCTGATGATATATGTAGAAATAAACTAATGATACCATCAACAAATGTTGCTATTGTTCTTGTTAATAAAGTAAACAAAGAAATCCACAGCGAAAAAAGAACAAAAACAGATATGTATCTACCAGAAGATGTAAAAGTTATCTCTTTGTTTGATCTTGATTCGTTTGATCTATCTAACCCATCACACTAATGATTATATTCAAATCCATTCTATGGAAAAACTTTTTATCAACAGGTAATTCTGCCAATAAAGTCTGTCTAAACAGAACATCTACCACACTGATCATTGGAAAAAATGGTGAAGGTAAAAGTACAATCTTAGATGCGTTGTGCTTTTCATTATTTGGCAAACCATTTCGTAACATTAACAAACCACAGTTAGTAAACAGTATTAATCAAAAGAACTGTTTGGTAGAGATAGAATTTTCTATTTCTGGATCAGAGTATAAAATCATTCGTGGTATGAAACCCACAGTGTTCGAAATCTATCAGAATGGGCAGTTGATTAATCAAGACGCAGCAGCGAAAGATTATCAAAAGGTGCTCGAACAACAGATTCTTAAACTAAACTACAAAACATTTACGCAAGTTGTTATCCTTGGTAGCGCTTCGTTTGTGCCATTTATGCAGTTACCATCTCATACACGCAGAGAGGTTATTGAGGACATTCTAGATATCCGTGTGTTTAGTATTATGAATAATATATTAAAAGAGAAAATGCAGGAGACAAAAGATGAGATCAACAGCACTGAATCTGCGCTCACAGTGGCACGTGAGAGGGTTGAAAATCAGCAAAAGACCATTAAAATATTGCTCGACAGCAGAAAAGATGCTGTATCAGCGTTACAAGCAAAGATTGGCGATAATGAGGTATCTATCCAAACCACGAATGAAACTATTAATGTTCTCACTCAAGATATTACTGATCTTAAACAGAGCATCGCTGACAGGACAGATATCGTATCGCAGATTGAAAAGGCGAAAACTCTGGCCAATAAGAAAGTTGGTAAAAGCACAGACCTCACGACTACAATAGAGTTCTTTAATCAAAATGAGCATTGCCCTCAGTGTGAACAAGGGATCCCACATGAGCATAAATCGCGAATAATTGATCAAATTCAGCGTGATTTTGAGGAAAATCAGAGGAATATTGAGGACCTTACAGCAGCACTAGGGAAACTAGAGGAAAGACTAGAAAAAATTAATGAAATACAGAATTTAATCTCTGATAAAAATATTGATGTTTCAACTGCGAATCAGACAGTTACAATGTTAAACAAAATGAATCAGGATTTGATGAAAGAGATCAATGATGCGCAAACTGATGATACTAATGTGAATGAGGAAAAGAACAAACTCAAAGATATGGCTAAGGAAGCAATGTCATTACTTGACAGAAAGAACGAGCTGTCTGACAGCAGATATTATCAAGAAATAGCATCTAATCTTCTGCGTGACACTGGTATTAAAACAAAGATTATTCGTGAGTATCTACCAACTATGAATAAACTCATTAACAAATATCTGCAAGCAATGGAGTTCTTTGTTCATTTTGAATTAGATGAAGTGTTTAATGAGGTGATTAAATCAAGATATCGCGATGAGTTTACTTATGCAAGTTTCTCAGAGGGTGAGAAGATGCGTATTGACTTGGCTATTTTATTTACTTGGCGACAGATTGCAAAAATGAAGAACAGTGTCAATACTAATCTGTTAATTCTTGACGAGATATTTGATAGTAGTTTAGATGTGGCAGGTACAGATTATTTTCTGACTCTGATGAATACTTTTGGCGAACATACCAATGTGTTTGTTATTAGTCACAAGGGTGATCAACTATTTGATAAATTCCGTAGTGTAATTAAGTTTGAAAAGCAGAATGATTTCTCAGTAATTGTATGACAGATGAAGAAATATTAAAAGCGTATGAGGAGATGGTTAAAGAGTGGGGAGACAAACTACCAAATCCAGAACATGAACCACGTAGATTTACATATTATGTAAAGTTGTATAGGTATTACAAAGAAATGAAGAAGGGAACATAACTTGAAAATACAAGATCCAGTAATTGAAACCATTTTTCCAACACCAGTCTTACATTCATTTATGAAGCGTGAACCAACAGAAACAGAGTTGGCATTTTTCAATGAGCAAGGTAAAGTAGTAATAAAAAATACTGGTAATTGGACAAGCAAAAATCGTTATATTCTAGATGAACCAGAAATGGTAGAGATCAAAGAGATGTTGATGGAAGCTGTGGATTATTGGTTTAAAACAGTTGTATGTAACAGCAAAGTAGAGCCATATATTACACAGTCTTGGTTAAACTGGACACAGAAAGAAGAAACACATCATCTACATAATCATCCAAATTCTATTGTTTCTGGTGTGCTGTATATTAATGGCGAGGATGATAAATTACATTTCCACAAACAAGAATATGAACAGATTAAAATTCTACCAGATACAGATGAACAATATAATGAGTATAATTGCGAAGTAGCATGGTTTTCAACACCACCTGGAAAAATTTTACTGTTTCCATCTAAAATACAGCATACTGTCGAGAAAAAGGTATCAGACAAATTACGTGTAACTCTTGCGTTTAATGTATTTGTGCGTGGCACAATTGGTAAAGCATCAGCTCTAACTGAATTAAGATTGGGATAACATGACAACACTTATTATCAAAATGATTACTGGTGAAGAAGTAATCGCAGAAACAGAAGCATCTCCGCAAGGATATCTTGAACTAACAAACGCAATGACAATCATCGCACGACCAGATGAATCTGGCAGTGTGCGTATGGGTATGGTTCCGTATGCTCAGTTTGCAACAAGCAAAAAGGTGCGTGTGTATCCACATGCTATCATGGCTGACTATGAGCCAGCGTTAGAAATTCTCAATCAATATAATAGACTATTTGGCACTGGTATTCAAATCGCAACAGCCGACATGATGCCAAAGTAAGTGACCACTAACTTATACCCCTACAACCTGTAGGGTTATTGCTTGACGAAAATTCGTTTTTCCCGTATAATAGACTGTATGAATAGGAAAAAACGAACTGACCGTAACCACCTGATATATCAGCTGACCTGTCTTGACACAGGATCCAGCTACATTGGTGTAACAGTGATGCGTGGACGTGCTCAACAAAAAACCCTTGCCACACGCTGGCAACAGCATCAATATCGTGCTCATCGTCAAGACAAAGACTGGGCACTGTCCGACGCCATTCGTAGCTACGAAAACTGGCATACACAGGTGGTCACAGTAGTGCGTGGCAAAAAAGAAGCCCATGCACTGGAAACCCAGCTGATTGACGACCTGCAGCCAGCCCTGAATACCCATAAAAAGACCCTACAGCGTGTAGGGTTATCGAATTAATTGCTTGACGAAAATTCGGTTTTACGGTAAACTTATACTATGATGATTAAAAAAGGAAACGAAATGTTAAATGTGAAAATTGGTGATGTGATCCGTGCTTATGACTTTAAACCAATGGTTGGTCGTGACGACTGCTTCGTTGAAGGTGTCGTTGAGCGTGAGACAAATGAGACAGGTTACTCTGCTTTTAAAATTACCGTGACCAAAGATTCTTGGTCTGATGCATCTGACAAGGGTCGTGTTGGTAAAATTGTTTTCGTACCAAAAATTGTTTCGTTCAGCGAATTTCCTGGACGTGTGATTAACTTATCGAGGATTTAATATGAAGGGTTCTATTCGAATGGTTGTTGGTCTGCTGATTGTGTTTGGTGCAGTTGGTGGTCTTGATGTCCCAGAAAATAATGAGTTGCTGTGCACTGGACTGGCGATCGCTGGTTTGCTGATTATGGCAAGTGGTATTAATGCTATGAAGAAAGTTGTTTAATGTTGAAATGTGTTTGTCCTGTTTGTAACGGTAGCGGTCGTGTCTCCGCTGGCGATAATAAGTATAAGTCTGTGATCGCTGGCTACGACAAAGAAACTGATACACTACCCTGCAGAAATTGTGGTGGTCAGTATATGTTTGGTCGTCCGACTGGTGAAGTTCGTGCGAGACCTGACGGTAGTGCATGTACTCATGAGTATACCAGCAAAACTGTTGGTCGCTGTTTGACTGAATATACCTGCGTTCATTGTGGTGATCGCCATCAGATTGACTCAGGAGATTGAGATGTTTGTGACTGTGTTGAAATGGATAGCTACCGCAGTTACTCTTGCTGGTGCTGTGGCTACTGCGCTGATGATTGATCCGCTCAACATCTGGTTGCTAAATGCTGGTGCTCTGTTGTTTTTGATCTGGGGATACCTAATCAAAGAAAAAGCAATGATCGCTGTAAATGCAGGGCTGTTGTTTATATATGTGGTTGGTATTTTGTATAGGAATGTGATATGATGAAAGATGATGAATTGGTAAAAACAGTTGTAAGTAAACTCTACAACAAGTACGGAACCTATGCTCATGCAGCTGGTTACCTAGAATCAACAGTGGCTGGTCTGCTGTCTGGAATTGATGACACTGACAGTGTGCGTCGTCGACTGAACAATATGTTAAGTGAATTGGAGAAAGAAAATGGGTAAAGTGAAGAATGAAATAATTGATGTGATAGATGCACTGGAAAGCACAGGAATGGACTTTGAGAAAGTTGCTAATCAGTTCGGTATGTCACTAACCGAGGTAATTGAAATTGCTCGTGAGTATGGTGACTTTGAAAACGATGCCGATCCTGGCGACATGGATGGTGACTTTGATTCAGCAATGGCAAGTGCTGGCTTTGGCACCGATGAAGATTATGGTTACTACGGAGAAGAATGATGAACAACACAATTGAATATCGTGGACAAACATTTGATCGCAGTCATGGTAGTCCCTTTGATCGAGGTTCAGCTGACAGCTGGTATAGTCGACCAGAAGAACCACACTGGTATCCTGAGGGAAGCTACAATGGTAATCGCATTGATTCCAAAGACATGAGTATAGCTGAGATGCGAGCATATTTCATGGGCTACGAATACAATGAAAAATTTGGTGGTAAAAAGAGTTGGGATTAAAACCCCACAGTCTTACTGGAGGAGTATCCGTGGCAAGACTCTAAACTAGCCAAAACAGCAGCAGTCTATTTTTGCTGGTTATAGACTATAAAGAAAAACCAGCAACTATTTCAAAGGAAGATATGATTATACCTATAATACAAGAAAGACAATGTGGTGAGTGTACCGCATGTTGCCAGGGCTACGTTACTGGATCTGCGCATGGGTATGAATTCTTTCGTGGTAAACCCTGCTTCTTTCTTGGTGACAACTGTACAATCTATGCTGATCGACCTGTCAATCCTTGTCAAAACTTTCAATGTACTTGGCTAAAGGATAATACCCTTCCAGTTTGGATGAGACCAGATCGCTCAGGTGTACTTGTTGTTCACGAAAATAAAGAGGGCATCGAATACTACAATGCAATTGAGACTGATAAACCTATGGCAGCAAACGTATTGAATT